TACGCCGTAAAAGGAATGCACCGGTCGCCGCTAAAGTCGCCGTTGCAGCTAAAACGCTGGTGTTAGGTGCAGGGATACTGCCTGGTATGGCCCCACCGATTGCGGAACCGCGAATCAACACCCTGTAATTTTGTCCAGCAGAATTGGATGCGAGCAGGTAAAACGCACCGTTATTTGCCGATGCATTAGCCGAAAACTCGACAATCATCCCGGCAGCGTCATCAGAAACCTTACTTACTCCAGCAATCAGGGTTATCTTATCCGTGCCGCTAAGGTCGATAGCGGATGTCGTCATGCGAGAATTAGCGCCGTTAAACTCCAGGTAATACTTGCCGTTGGCGTCCTGTTCCAAAGTCGGCCTGTTGATTGAGACAGACTGGGAAGCGTTAAACCCGTTACCCGACTTATCCAGCATCAAACCTACCGGATCACCCACTGCGGTAACTGGGGTAGTACCAGCACTATCCTGATAAAGAGAGTCCCAATCAGAAGGGTCGTACCAGACTTTAGGAGAAAGAGCAGCTACCCCAGAATGCAATGAAACTGGGGCGAACGGGTGTCCTATGGCTACGTCTAGTCCAAATCGCATTTAGTAAAGAGCTACTACGTCCGCTGCGGAAGTCACAGCCGCCCAAGCAGAGGTTATCTGGATAGGTAACACGGTTCCACTAGGTATGTTTTTGAGCGTAACCACATCGCCGCTTACCATAGTGACTTTCAAATGCCCCCCAGTACCCACAAACACAGCGCGGGTTACCGGGATAACAGTAGAATCATTAAGGGTTACAGCCTTAGCCGCATGAGCGGAAACCGTGGCGTCAGCATACTGGTAGTGTGTAGCCATAGTCAGCCTTATACACCAGCACTGAACGGAGTAGCTTCTGAAGCAGAAGCCTTAGATACCATCAATACAGAGAAAATAGCCGTTCCAACGTCCTGAATCGTAATCATCGCGCCAGCGTAGCCTCCGGTGTTAGTACCATCCATCGTGATCGTGTCAGAGTTAGTGGCAACCGTACCGCTGTTAGCCGCACCAAAACCTACCATAGCATCAGAAGTATCAGTAGTCAGCAGTGCCAAGCCGATGAAATAATCAGTAGCATTTGCGACCTTGATAATGCCGGGGCTGGTGAACGTAGTTCCTACAACAAATCTGTAAATCGTACCAGTACCTGTAGCTGCGGGAAGGGTTGCAGTAATGCCAGCGGCACGGTTCAAAGTCACAACACGCCCGCCATGAGTTGCCTGGGTTACGGCAAGGGTAGAAGTAGTACAGTTTACCGGGGTAGTAGCAAGAACCGTTCCAGTGAGATTGCCAGTTACATTGCCCGCAATATTACCAGTTACATCGCCAACAAATCCGTTTTCAGAATACACCGGGCCGTTAAAATGAGTAGCTGCCATTTTAGTCCTTTAAGTTATGGTCGCCAGTAACGGCGAAAGAAGAATTTTGTGTTGACTGTCTTATATCATGAGGGCTTTGGGGGGTCAAGTCAGCGGCGTATATAGCCGTGCAGCCAGCCAAGCGGCCTTTGGATATAGGCTTTTTGTTTTTCAGGGAGCGATTGAGTGTGGGTGGGGGGACTCCTAAATCTGACGCCGCTTCTTTTATACTCTTAAAATGGCGGGCAATTTCTCCGTCTCGCATTAGTACTATAGCCTTGCGAACCTTCTCACAAAAACTCTCGTCTCGTTTTTTACCGTAATAAAAATTACCTGGACCGGATAAAGCTTTACTTATACGATCCCGCATCTCTTGTGGTATTACCTTTCCCTTATGCGCCGCAGATAGTTTTCGTTTGGATTCTGGCGTATGCAACCTACCTTTACTTGCCTCTCCTATTTTTCTCTTTGCTTCCTCGGTATGGCGAAAGTACCCTGGTGGTCTAAGTCTGTTTTTCTCTTTTATCTTTTCTATAGTTTCTGGGCGAAGTTTTTTGCCCCAATTCCAATGGTTCTCCTTAGCATACACCCGCAGCTTACTTTTCGTTTCTTCAGTGACCGGCCTGCCTAACCTCGGCGAGACAACACTTACGGAGGTGTTAAAGAAATAATCCTTGTTTTTGTGTTGGTCGATATACTCCTGCTCTAATTTTAGCATCTCCTCCGCGCTATCTACAGTGGCTAGAACATGAAAATAAAATGCTGGCTCGCCATGCTTATTCCGCGCGGATTGTAGATGCGGGTTTGGGTGCTCATTGTTGCGCAACTTTCGTTTGTGCTCGTACCATCTCTTTTTTATATTCACTGAACTGCCGACATAAAACTTTCCTGTAGTTTTACATTCTATTTTGTAAACCACGTTCATACTGCACCCTCCGTTTTTGTTTTTAGTTAGAAGATAAACTATATGCATGAAGACCGACTTTATGCATCCCTCCAGATGCGAAAAACCCCGCCGAAGCGGGGTAGTTAGTCTACGCTACTTTTATTTTTATGCGCCTTGTGTCCCCCAGACCCCCATTGGATCGCTGGCCCCAAATGAGTACCTCTCTCTCGCTTTATACCTTGTATTGCCGGTATCGAAGTCAGTATCAGTCGAAGTTTGCAGAGGAACCCGAACGAAGTGCTTGAGACCGTTAGGTACATCAGTGGTCAGGAACCAGGCGTTAGTGTCGGTCAGGTAGTTGTTTACTGCAAACCCGCCAGGCACAGTGCCGTTGGTATAAATCGCACTAATGTCGTTATCTGCCGTAGCAATACGGTTCTGGGACTTCAGAAGACGAGTAGCGGTGAATTGCAGGTCCACAGGTATAATCATCTTCTTAGGTTTAGCCGTAATCAGCAGCCCACGCTCGTCCTTCCACTTAGCGATCTGAATAACAGCGGCCTCCAGAGAGGTTTCATTCAAATCAGCGTCCGTATTAGGCTTGTTAGCGTTGGTTCCACCACTTACCAGAGGGTGATCGGTAGCAAACAGAACCTTGCCATCACCGTAGGTGGGGTTACCAGAGCCAGTGAACCCGTTGTTCAGGATTGCAGCGGCCTTAATTTGCTTGGTGTAGGCCATTGCGCGAGCCAAAGCTTTTGTGTAGCGTGCCGATAGAGATGAATACAGCGAATCTTCAATCGACTCCTCTGTCAAAGCGAAGCCCATCGCAATAGTTTCGTGGGTGTAGCGGGCAGTCCAAGCTTCTTGCGCGTTATCATAAGTGATAGCCGCACCTTCATTCTTGGTTGGAGCCAGACCGAACCCGGACAGTTTTTGTTCTTCCTCGAACGATCTGTCAGAACTTTCAGTCGTGAAAATCTCCTTATGCTGCTCGCCGTACTGTTTATACTCCAGACCGAACAAGGCGTTAAGCCCCGGCAGGAGTTCCTTCATTAGTTGTGCGCGTGAAATTGCCATTTGTTATTTCTCCTTATACACCAGCAGAGTTGGTCATGATGTGCGAACCAACATTAAATTTAACCAACACGTCAGTGTAGGCATCACCAGCAGTAGAGGTTTCACTCTCTACAAACTCGACAACACGTAACGCCAACCCGGTAGTAGATGCGGAAGTGCTTGCATCCAGAGCGGTATTAGATTTACCTGTCATGGTAGAGCCAGTACTAGTGCTTTGAGCTGCTGCCAGGTAGATGTTTTGCCCAATAGCCGCAGAGGTAAGTGCTTCATCGCACTGAGCCTGGAACAACACATTAGGATCATCGACCACAAACCCCACAGCGTCAGAAGCCACAGTGCCGGTAGGCCAATAGTTACGCTGCAACAAGTAACCAAGGTTAGGGTCTGTGTACTGGCAGCCTACAAACACACCAATAGTGCCTGCGGGGAAACCGCTGCCAGCAGAACCGACAGTAGTTACAATTTCAATAGTGCCATCAGAGACAATCTGGACAATAGAACCATTATAAATATTGGCCCCGTATGCAGACGCGATTTTATATTGCCTGAAATGCCCGGCGAAAGGCAGGCCGTCAACCCGTTTTACCGGAAGTAAGCCATATGGTGAAGCTGTAGTAGCCATTAATTTCTCCTGTTAAAAGCGGTTAGCCCGCTCCAAATTTTTTAACTTCAGTTTTTCTGTCAACAAACATCGGCATAGATTTGTGTTCGTTGCCGAGCAGGTTGGATTCAACTGCATTGATTTGCGCGTGCGAGAGATTGTTGTAATATTCATTACGGGCTTTGGCGCGTTCTTCGGGTATCTTACATAAAATAAGTCCACCGAGTTCAACGAGTCCTGAGTTTTTGGAGTCCGGGTCAACAGCTATGTGAAGCTCCGGGTGGTCCTCCAGCCTACACGGTTCCCAACCTTCCCTCATGCCCTTAGACATGTTAGAGACGTCTTGAAACTCATAAACCGACTTGCGCTTCCATCTGAATCTCCAACCTTCCTGAGGGTTTGGGGAAGGAAGTGCGTTAGCTGGCTCCCAAGTTTCTGTCCGTATAAACTGCTCTCTGGTTTCATCTGATCTCAACTGCCTAGCCATTATCTTGCTCTCCTTGCGTTATTTTCTAGTACGACTACCTGCTCTGCGTATTGTTCTGGTGTAATACCGAGCTTACGGGCAAGGTCGAACTGCGATTTGGTCAGCACTACTCTTTTCTTCTCCGGGACATTCTGTCCTACAGGAGCCACGACAGTAGAGAGTCGCGGTTTTCGTTCCTGGGTAGCAAACTTGCTAGGGAACGCTTGTCTCATGCGCCCGTCAAGGCGAGTAAAATATTCGTCAGACGTAGGATCGACCCCCTCATCAATCAATTCATCATGCACACCGAGGGCAAAACCTTTCATCGCCTTATCGGTACGGAACCAGGGGTTCTTTTCGGCCCATTCCTCAACTTTCGGGTCAAGCGCCGGAGCCTGCGTCTGTTCACGGTTCTTATATACCGTATTATCAACGGGTTGTAAAGTTCTGTCTGGAACTTGCTGTACTTGAGGTGCTGGCTGCGGAACATAATTGCTGAAGTTGTTAAACTCAATAGCCGCAAAGTTCATAGCCTGCTGTGCTTCAGCAAGCTTTTCAGAGTCCCCGCTTTCATTAGCTGCGATAAACTCCTTCTTCGCTGCGTCTAGCTTGGCTGCTGCTGCTCGCTTGGCCTGTTCAATAGCCCACGCTTCACCAGAGCGCAGTCGTTCCTGCACTGCCAGTCTCTCCTGATAGGCTGCCTGTGCAAACCGCGTAGCTTCTTCCCTCTCCCTTTCTGCCGCTTCGCGTGCTCGGCGCTCATCATGGTACTGTTTCTTCAGGGTATTAATGCGCTTCTTGACTTTCTCTGAATGCTGCTCCAGGTCGTCATCAGCCAGCGCCTTGTTCTTTTCATCTTCAGGTAGCGGAACCCGGTTACGGTCCTCAGGCGGGGTGTCGTCCACCACCTCCACTACTACGTCACTGTCCTTGTTGGGCTTCTCGGCGAATACTGGTACCGCCGAACTTTTTTCAATCTCGATAGGGACGTTCTCCGTGTTAGGAGAAATATCGTCCACCCCAACTACAAATTTTGAATCGCCATCTTCTTCGTAAGCCATCACTGCTCCTTATACGCGCGAGTAACCATCTGGTTTAGGTACAATACCTTCGACAGTATCCTCGTTGATTAATCTAAACTCTTTGCCGAACACACGGAAACGGGTCCCGGTGTACGTTCTTATCAACACATAGTCGCCAACTTCACACCACTTTCCATTAGGGTAGCGGGTTTTGTCAGTGTATGCGTCTTTACCCATCGCCAGAACCAGCCCGATTACAGAAGCTACTTCATCCTGTTTGACCATAGAGTCAGGTTTCAGGATACCTCCATCAAACTCTTTCTTGGCTTCTGGTATAGCAATAAGCAGCTTATACCCACATGGCGTAGGTAACGCGTTCCCCAGTTGTTCGTCAGTGCACTCCACAACGTCGCTCATTAAAAGTCCTCCTCTTTTTGTTGGCCTTGCAGCTCCTTGATTATCCGTATCGCGCCTTTGATACCGGCGATCTTACCCACCATTTCTTTATACTCTGGGAAATCCCTGGCGGAGCCGTCCCCCAGAAACACCTCCCCTCGTGCAACCTCACCTTCTAGTTCCTTAATCGCTCTTTCCAATGTTCTGTCCATTTACTGCCTGCTCCTTTTTGGTTTGCGCCCGAGCGTTGCCCTGGCGGAATGACACCCCCGCTTTGAACCCTTCTCTGCGGTCGAGTGCGTCGTTTTTGTCTCTCTCGTTCTCTTTTGAATGCCTCATCTTTTCTCTCTCAAGCCCTATCTTCGCTCCTATCTCAGTACCTTTAACCTGCTCGGCGGACTGCATCTTAGCCGCTTCAAGCTTCAACCTCTCCACCTCAACCTGATGATCCATTAAGTCTTTATCTGTCTTGCGTTTCAGCTCACCAGCTTTCAACTGAAGCTCTTGCTGCTGCATCTGTACTATCGGGTCTTGCATCTGTTGCTGAATCTGTTTCTGCTGCATCTCCGCCGTATTCTGTTGTAGAAGTTTCTGCGCTGCCTGCGCTACCAGTTGGGACAGGTTCACCTCAATTTCTGGCGGTAGTTTTTCTTCAGGCGGTGGCAGGGATACGCCAAGCTGCTTCTCTATCTCTTGGCGGTAAGCGAACGCCAGGTGCTCATTTATATGCGCCATAGCCGCTGCAAGTTTGGACTGTGCTGTGGGGTCGTTCTGCATTAGCGACTGAAGCTTGGGGTCTTGTATGAACGCATGATGCGCTGCCAGGTGTGCCTGGTGGTCTTGAGTCAGAAACGCCTTGACGGGCTGCCCTGTGAGGAGGGCCATGTTTTCAGAAACCGGATCAGTCGGGAGAACATCGTCTTTAGTAGGTACAAGCTTCTCTGCATTCTTCACTCCAAGTTCTTCCAACATCTGTCTGTGCAATACCGGCAGGTCATATATCTGTGGTGCTGACTGGGCCAACTGCAACGCCGCCTGATACTGGGCGAGCCTCTGGGACATGGTTGTAGCGTTAGGGTCTGATACCGGTATGATCTCTACTACATCATAATCTGCCTGCTTAGCTTTCTTGCCATCCGGGGCATCTGCATCGTAATCGTAGTCCTCCTGGGTCTGGTCGCGCACGATCTCCTTGAGGATTTTAAACTCCTGCTTCATCGCTGCATGGATGCGAGCCTGGATAGCCGACATGGTTTTCAGCGTTCTCTCAAGTATTGCCAGCGTGGAGCCGACCGGAGCGTTAGGCTGTATGTCAGCCACATTAATATCGGCAACTGCCGCGAACCGGCGCCCCTCGGCTACAATATTCTCTAACAACTGAAACAACACCTGTGACGGCTCTTTGAACGGTAACACCATCAGATTGTCTTTTATGGTCCCACTGGGCACGTCTGCGTCCCTGAACTCCCCCGGACCGATGGGGCTGTCTTTATCGTGAAGCCGTAACCCACGTGTTTTCAACCCGCCCGGCAGATTAGCCAGCGTACCGGCATCAACCAGTTGCCGGATTATGGACGTAGCCCCTTTAGCGAAGCCCCCGACCAGGTGTATCAACCCGAACCCGTAGAACCCGAACCCAGGTATGTAGTCATATTTGGCGAAGTGGATGCGCTTCTGTTCTGGCACTGCTGGAGGAGCGACTGGACTTAACACCGTCTCTATGACCTCCTCGCACTCACACTCGAACCAGTTACGATATATCGCCATCACCTTACCGGTAGTTTTCTCCATATGCACAACGTAGGGCGGCGGCACACCAGACTCGCTCTCATACCCTGGAATGTCAAGCTCCACATGGTACTCAAGGAACGTATACCGGTCATCCTGCTGCGAGTCCTCCCCGCTGTACTCATCCTTGGCTTTCTGAATATCCTCCAGGTCAGCCGTAGGCTCTCCAAGGTCCACATCACGGTAGAACCCAACTGCGATCAGCCGCTTGACCTCACTGCGCGTCTTCTTCATTCTATGGGCATATCGCGGAGCAGTATGCAGGCTAGTGGCGCCAAACGGAGCAATAAAGTCTTCCGCCGGTATAAACACCGAAACCGGCAGTCTGGTGGCAGGGTCGAAATACACCTTCTTGAACGCGCTGCCCGCAACGGGCAGATTCCACAGCATACGTTCGTGTTCGGCCCTGTAGTCCGGCATCTTCTCGGTCAAATACCAATTCATGTCATCCCTGACACGGTTAGCCGCTTCTTCTTTCTCCTTGGTGCACTTGCCTATGATCTGGGTCTTGACCGGGCCACTCGCAGGGAACGTCTCCATGATGGCTTCTGACTGGAACTTGACAACAGCTTCAGCCAATAACGGGTGTGACACGCCGCACGCACCATCCCAAGGCTCCGTCCTATCCTCGATCTTCAGGCCAAGCAGCTCCAGACCTTCCTTGTAGGTTCTCTCCCAATCGGCACGCGATAAAACATCAGACTGGTAGTACTCCAGCAGTTGATCTGAGATACCAGACAAAACATTCTCGTCCAGCAGTGTAGCCAGGTTCTCTCCGAAATTGATATTAACCTCTACATCCACAAGAGGGCCACCAAACAACACTTCCACCCCATCCAGCGACTCATCGTCCGGCATGACTTCCACATCTATCATCAACTCGTCAGGCGCCAGTGCGCCTACACCAACCACATCCTGCTCCATCGGCTTGTCAATCATTCGTATCTTTCGTTAAATTATATCAGTAGTAAGCGGGTCGTCTTGGCCTGAACTCAGGTTCATCTTCATCGTAACGGTCCGTAGGCAGGGTTATGAACCCGCCAGACCTGAATCTCATCAAACTATATACACAGGTATCAACCTGGTCATCCTGCGGCATCGCGGGGAACCCGCACACTTCATCCACCAAGTCCTCAGCCCAGCGCCGCCCGGCTGGATACCACACCAGCCCTGACGAAAATATATCACACACCGAGTTCAACCGAGCCACCTTGTCCCCTGAGTATCGAGTCGGTGTAACCTCCTGTACCGGTATGCCTGCGGCACGCATCTCCTGATACAACGCCACCCCTGCGCTTTTCTTCTCCACCAGGAACCAGTCCGGTTTCCACTCACGGTACTCCTGGTATGCGCGGCGTTTCAACTCAGGGAACTCCCACCGGGCTTTTATGGCGTTCAACAATATAATATTGGCAACCATAGTGCCTTCATCGTTCTCTTTATAGAACACCCCCCACGTGCTTAGTGAGGTATAGTCCGACCTGTTGTTTTTTTCTGCGGCTGCGTCTAGCGACATTATAACGTATTCGCAGGCAGGGGGCTCCTCGGCTTCCCACTTTTGCCACCACTCACGTTTAACTATCGCAGAATCTTTTGACGTCGGCTGCTGCATGTACTGCGCCGACCATTGAAACGGAGGCATCGAAGCCTTGGTTCTTAACAACGACTCCAGCGACCACTGCTCAGGCCACAGGGATTTCTGAACCAACCTGGTATATCCATTTGATATACCGTTCTCATCCTTGACTTCTTCCTCCACGTCTAATATGGCGGGGAACTCAACCACCTCCCACTGGTCCGACCCAGGGTTTCTTGTCATATCCTGAATTAACTTGCCCGTCAGGTCGTTCTCAGCCCAGCGCGTAGCGACGATTGCCACCACTCCAGTTGGAGATAACCTAGTCCTAGCCCCATACGCGTACCAATCATACGCCCTTTCAAACACTTCATAGTTCCCGCTAAGCACCTCTTGCTCATTGTGAGGATCGTCAATACAATTATGAGTCATCCACGCATTACAATAAAACGTATTAGAATCAGATACTTGGAAGTTCATAAACTGTGTTGACGACCCACAACGATGCTCCACTTTACTTAGTCGGCGTACTCCCAATAATAGTCCGCAAATCTTACTACGGGACGCCGCTTTAAGGCAGCCCATAACGATTCCCGTTTGATCCCAGTTTTTTTGCCAGCTTCCGCCAAGGAGTCGAAAAGCGCTTCGTTTGAGCCATCCAAATTCGTTCGTTTTACGCGGCGCTGCACCCAACTCATCCGATCTGCTTTTAGCGCTTCCTCTGGAGGCAGTTTCATTTCGTCTATGCGGTGTCTCAGTTGGTCTCTCGTTAGCCCTGTTTTCCTTGCCCATTGAGAAAGGGATAGGGTTTGTCCAAAGGCAGTTAATTTGACTCCATTGCGCCGATTGCAGGCTTGCGTTTCCCTGTCCGCCCATCGACAGTTCTCCGGGGTATAATCCCCTTCGTTGTCTATTCTGTCCAGCGTATGCGTTTCGTCTGAAGGGTACCCCATATCTTCCAAGAAGTTCACGAACAACTTCCATCGAGCGCAGCACTTTATCCCCCGCCCGCCGTACAATACGTAGTTTGACGCATTCGGATTGGTACACCGCTGCCTCATCATCGCCCAAATGTTGTAAACCCTTGAATAACTTTCTCCATGCGTTACGCGCTTGTCCATAATAAATCTTTCCGTGCAGTCGAATATACGACCATAAAGAGATAGTATCAAGTAAATCATCAGTTGTCAACAACCCTGCGACGACCCATCCACGATTAAACGTCCATACTGGGTGATTTGGGGTTAGAATGGTACCGTCGATCGTCACTTCCTTTGCACTCTCCGACCTGAACACCTTTTCAACTGTCTCAAACCCGGCAAAACCCCATATTTTATCGCCTACCTTTATAGAGTCCGCTCTTACTTTACCGTGGGTTTTTGATATTACGGTGCTACTTCCAGCTAGGCATAAAAGGTCGCTTCCTCTCCCCGCCAACGCGCCCCCGATTCCGCAGGCATAGTAACTTCCGCCGCTGTTTGTTGCCCATCGTCCAGCAGCTTTAGAGTCCGCCGCAAGCGCCACGCCAGGAAATGTGTCCCTATAAGCTTCGGAGTCGACAATATTCCGCACCTTACGCCCGAACTCCACCGCCAAGTCGCTCGTATGAGACACCATAATTATGTTTTTATGTGGAAAATTTCCAACAAACCAAGCTGGAAAATATATAGAAGTTAGTTGACTTTTTCCAAAACGAGGTGCAATATTCACCATAACCCGGTCTTTACGTCCGAACGCCATATCTTCCAGCAGTGTGGCTAACTTCTTGTGGTGCTTCCCTACCTTATAGTCGGGGTCTACATATCTTATGAAGTCGAGTAGGTTCTCGCGTCGCCGTTTAGCCTTTTTGCGCTCTGCCAATACGTCGAGAATCTCAAGAATCTGTATCTGCTTGTGTTTTGGGTACAGATGCAGGTTATCTTTCAGTACCAGCAGTTCTTCCTGGGTTAAATCGGCAAAGCTGTTGGTTGGTGGTGCTGGGAGTTTGGGTGTTGTCTCAGGTTCCTGAGCGTCCGCAGGTGGCGTTTCTGGTTGGTCGTCATCCCACAGGTCAATATCTATCTCTGTATGGCGCAGAGTCTCCACCAACTCAACTTGCCCGACTCCTTCATCTTCATTATCTATCATTACAAGGCTTTCAAAACGTCATCAGCACTTAGTTTTTCTTCAATAACTTCAGCATCCTCTACCTCTATCAGCTCATTTAGCCTCTCTCGCAGCTTGGACTGCAAGTCTTCAGTAGTCTGGTGGGTGATACTTATTTCCTGCCGATCCGTGAACGCTGCAACTTCCGTCAATTTACCCAGCAACTCCAGAGCTTTAATGCGAATGCGACCTTCTTCCCCGTCAGCTTCCTGAATCAACTTGTTTACTACATAGTTCCGTATCCGTGTGGCGTCTGCAAGCAGGTCGTAGTCATAGGCAGTTAATAGAGCGTCGAGCTTTACCACAACTTCGGGCATCCGCATCTCTAGTTTGGTTATTGGCCTGCCATCCCGGAATATGGTCTGCGCCAGGTGTGCGCTTTCTTCACTGATTTCGAGGGGTTTGTTATCCAGCTCGGCAAGGGTTTTGGCGGTATTGGCAGCGGCACGGAGCTTTTCGCGATCTGGCGGGGTTTTACACACCTCTGGACCGAGGTATTTCTCTATGAGGGGCGTTAGCTCCTCCATGTCGTCGTTGTGGTAGTCTTCGTCGTAGTAACTCATAGGCGGCATGTTATTGTTTTTTCTCCGTTGTGTCTAATTGTAATCGTTTTTTGGGGCCTGTAAGAATTTTTTATAAAAATTTTTTGGGTTGGGGGGTATTTGGCAAGGGGGGGTTTCTGGGAGTACAGGATTTTTTTAAAAAATAAAATTAGTGTGGCGGGTTTGGGATTCAGATTTTTGCTGACCGTTCGGCTGGAATAGCATGTATGGAACCACGGGACTCCTAAACCCATTTTGCCCTCCCCCCCTTCTTCGCCAGGCTACGCTGACACCGCGCCACGCCCCGCCGCGCTAACTATATAAACAATATATACTAAATAGATCATATAAATTAAACCTATTAAATATACTTAGCATATAAAACATATCAAGTAAATAGAATAGGTTGAAATAGTTTAGTATGTATGATATAATATGTTTTGTGGAATGATAGAAATATGTTGACAGTTTTGAATGTTTGGTATATCACGCGCGCCCGTTCCTTTATATTGTTGTGGAGTAGTCATGTTTGCGGGGTATGCAGGACTGACTACACTAACTTTAAGACTATAAAACCCTGTCTAACGTTAGACAGATAAAAAGTTAATTAAAACGCTTGACATACTTTAACAACAAGGCGTATAGTGTGATCCATCAGGTGAGGCGCGGTGCTAAACCTAACGACTGAAAGGGAATGAAATTATGAAAACTACTAACCAAAGAGGAAATGAAATCATGAGAACGAACCAACATGTAGGAACAATTGCTAGCCAACTTCAAAGCTTGAACAAATCAGGCAGGACAAAACCAGTACGCACGCCGCGCATACCAGAAGTAAAGGCAGCAGAAAAAGTTAAAACGGAAGTGCCAAAACTGAAACAAGGGTACGTATACGAATCAGAGGATGGCCATATAGTCGCGGTGAACGCCGCGGCTGTAGATTCTGTTCAACCTGTTGAAATCAAGCAAGGGCTTTCAACAATGCATCACCTGGCCCTTAACTTTCTTGCAGGGCATGTTCACCCGGATATAACGGATGCGTATAAGACTGACCGGCAAAAAACAAACAAACACGCCGGAGCAGGCGCATTACAAGAATTGTTTGGCGGTAGAAGTGCTAAGAGTACAGTATCACAAGTCAGAAAAATACTTGCGGTCAAACATGGTGAGTTGTATAAGGCGTGGAACAATTATGTTCTAAGCCAAAAGCGCACGACACCAGCTTCTATAAACGGCCTTGTAAAGGCCCTGGCAATGGTTGGAAAAGAGGCGAAGGTAAACAGCCCCAACAAGAAAACGGGATTCAGGGAAGCCCTGACTGAAAAACTGAAAACCTTGCCAGAGGATGAAATCCACGCCTTACCCGCTTGGCTGTTTGATATGTTACTTGATTACAAGATCATCCTGGTCGACGATGCGGAAGAAACACCAAAGGCCGAAAGTAAGAACAAGCAACAAGAGGATGACGATGATGATTTATAACTAGCAACAAACCAAACCCACATTGCCCCGCCCGTAAAACGGCGGGATTTTTTTCGCCCAAAATTTCCAAAATTCACGACCCCCCCCCAATACCCGTTTCAAATCCGCACAGAACCACAAACAAAATTACAGGAACACTCTGAACAGTAAGTCGCTAGCCAGGAAATCTAAAACGCTTCGGGAACACTCTGACGGCAAGTCGCTAACCCTAGGTGTCTAGTGCAAGACACATGAACGAAGAGAATGTAGGGCGAAGCCGCACGTAGAACGGGAATAATAGAAAGCAAAACGAAGTGCGGTCGCACTCACAAACACCAAACCCAGGCACCGTACAGAATCCGTCCACTCTGTACCGACGGTACAAAAAAAGTACATAATGAAATCAATCACTTAGGTTTTTTCTTGTACCGTGACGGTACAAAACTTGGAACGGCTTTTCATTAGCAGAAACAAGCACTTAAGCCCAAAAATGAGTTTGTACCGTTGTACCCTGCGAAATACTCCCCTTGGCGATTTTTAAACCATTCTTGTACACTCCTATATATATATATATATATATAAATTTTAGAACCGAAATAATAATAAGACCTCTCATAGGTACAAGAACGGCTGCACTTGTTCTTTTTTGTCGGTACGGGTACTCGTGCTCATGCTTTTTTGCCAGTACAGGAACGCGTTTTAAAATATAAGTAATTTGGTTTACTTTTTGGTCCAGACCTCCAGGGGGTAGTATTTTTCTGCCGAGACGGTACAAAACTCAATTTTTGACCTAAACCATTGTTTTTAAATAAAAAAAGCCGTTCCAAAGCTTGTACCGTCCATTTCGTAAGTCATTGATTTTATTATGTACTTTCGTACCTAATTTTTGTACCCTCCACTTCCCGACCACGGTACAAAACTCCCCCGTGCCAATTTTCAGGCGTATTTATAGGGTTTAACCCCGCTTATATCCCACACGAGAACCATTCCTATTTACCTACCACTGAGGAGGCTGCTTTTCAAAGACTTACGTGAAGTTTAGGAATCATTCTCATCTACAACCAAACCCAAATAAGAATTCCTCTCATTTAAAAACCTCTGAGTATACAGCAGTTGATAACTTACGTGGAGTTTAGGAATCATTCTCATTTTCAGTAATTCTCATTTGTTAATTATTCTCATTTAGACACCCATGAGGAGGCTGCTTTTCAAGGACTTACGGAACGAATGAGAACCTTTCCTATTTGTTTTCATTCTCATTTGATAGTCGTTCTTATTTAGACCCATATGAGGAGGCTGCTTTTCAAGGACTTACGACACAAATAAAAACAATTCTCATCTGTCGTCATTCTCATTTAAGAACCATTATCGTTTAGACCCATATGAGGAGGCTGCTTTTCAAGGACTTACAGCACAAACAAGAACCATTCTTATCTACTGTACTTCTACTTCTGTGTTTAGGTTGACAAACGTATAGTAATAGGGTATAATGTATCTAAAGCTGGTAGAGTAAGTGAAACGAGGGTGTCTAGAGTAAGACACGCGATTGCGGGGCAAAGCGACAGGAGAAGCAAATATGAAAACCGAACCTTGGAACATAGAACAACTACACGAGAAGCTGCAAGAAGATTTGCTAATGTGCAACACCGCTTTCGAGCGTAGTATGGTGCAAACGATCGGCGGTAAAGAAATCCGCGACAAGGCAAAAGAATACCAAGCCACCAGAAAATTGACACCTGGGGAAACTGCTATATTGGAGAAATACTATCTATAGGGTGTCTAGTGCTAGAGAGGAGGAGTAATAATGGAGTATAAATATTGGGGCTGTGTTGAAATAAATACGAAAATAGGCTACTGCAATAGGTGGATAGGTGGGCGTTCTTATAAAACGCAAATAAGCAAACTGCCTGAATGGGTGAAAACCAAGATGGCGATGCTGGACTTAATAGAAGATGCGACACTCTTACCGTGCGGAAGCCGTAAAACAGCTTATGACACCGAAGCAGACTACTACCTCTACAAATCCATTGAAACAGCGGTGTCTAGCACAAGACAGAGCGCAGCGAGGGAGTGCAACGTTAAGGAGTAATAATGGAGTATGAATATTGGGGTTACGTGGAGAGGTGTAATGACGGGATATGCGCAGAAAAACTATTGGGTAATTACCGCCCTAGCAAAATAGACCCAGCACTACTGCCAGACTGGATTAAAACCAAGATAGCTATGCTGGACCTGATGGGGGATAGAGTAGAGCTTCCATGCGAAAGTTATAAAGTCATACATGAGGATGCAACTACCTATTTCCTTTTTACTGAGGCGTCTAGTGCTAGAGAGGAGGATGAATGATGGGGTATGAATATTGGGGCCACACTTCGATATGTGGCGATGGTAGATGGACATTGACAAAAATCGGGGACAACAAACCGGAACCAATAGACCCGTGCCAATTACCAGAAGAATTCAAGACAAAAATCGCTATGCTGGATTTGATGAATTACTTCGATAACCTGCCTTGTGGTAGCAATAAAATATATTTCAGTAGGCTTAAACTCCTTGTCTATTTCCTTTTTATTGAGGTGTCTAGTGCTAGAGAGGAGGGGAATGATGGGGTATGAATATTGGGGATACATAGCGAAGTACGACGATGGAACCTGGGAAGAAAAACGATGCCTCGATGGGCCGGCAAAACCAATAGACCCAAACAAGCTATCGGAAGAATTCAAGACAAAAATTGCGATGTTGGACTTTATGAAAGATTATGAAGAACTGCCTTGTGGTAGCCATAAGGCGCACTACAGTGGGCTTAAACTCCTTGCCTATTTCCTATACGTCGAGGTGTCTAGCACTAGAGAGGAGTAATAATGGAGTATGAATATTGGGGTTGGGTGCAAAGGTTTGGTGATGGGTTATGGACAGGAACGCAATACGGTTTACCAGCGGGAGGAATGGCCATAAACACTGTGCCGGATTGGGTTAAAACTAAGTTGGCGATGCTTGACTTAGTAGGAGTTAATCAGGAGTTACCTTGTGGTAGTTATAGAGTGGGCTCCGAACCTCTAATTACTTATTATTTATACAGCGAAAGAGAAAAATCATGAGTGGGGGGAGTTACCTTGTTTAAGTACGAAAGTAGAGCACGCGATGTTCACATCGTATTGGATTTATAGCCCGGCCCTTAAATACAGGCCAGTCAGGAGGAGGAAAAGTGACTACTAGCTATTGGGGTTACGTGCAGGTTATAGAGGGCGAGTGGACGCAAAGGGAAGACACAGCGAAAAGCGTAACTGAAGAAATAAACCCTGCATTACTGCCAGACTGGATCAAAGTTAAGATGGCGATGCTGGACCTAATGAGCGAGTACGAAAAACTACCTTGCGGTAGCTTTAAGACAGTATCAGTATACTCAACGCCGACAGCGTGGTTCATCTACGAAGACGTGTCTAGCACTAGAGAGCGTAGTGTCAAGGGCGAAGCGGAGGAACAGTCTGAAGCGTAGGTGTCTAGCACTAGACGTATGAACGGAGAGAATATAGGGCGGAGCTAGAGGAAAAACGAAGTTATGTTGATTGTGCCAAATAATTTAGATTAACCAACCGCCCCGCAAGGGGTACAAAAGGAGAGCGGAAATGGATTTAGATATTTTCTTAGCAGTAATTTCTGTCTGGGCGTTTGCATGGGTATTATTAGCTGTTCTGACCGTGTTGGGCTGGTTTGACCGCAGGTAATCATAAACTAGCATACTCAAAATCAACAGAGTGGGTTATTCATGAAGGCGTGTCTAGTGTAAGACAGAGCGGAGCGAGGGAGCGTAGCGTTAATGAGGAGGAAGGACATGGGTAACTATTGGGGTAAGGTGTGTATAGATCGCAAAGGAAGGGTTAGAGCTTTCAAGCTTAACGGCGTGACGCGCAGGGTATTTGCAGTATATAAACTTCCTAAATTCGTCAAAAATAAGATGGCAATGTTGGATATGATCGACCACCACCCGGCGCTATCTTGTGGTAGTTATAAAACGACGTTTACTGGGTTGGTTATATCAACGGCTACGTACCACATATATAAAGACGTGTCTAGCACTAGAGAGAGCGAAGCGAGGGAGCGTAGCGTTAAGGAGGAAATATGAACGATCGTAAAGCGTTGATAGAAAAAGCACTAACCTCTTGCGAGGAACTTGAGGCGTTACTAAAACAACAGATGGAGAAGCTGAAACTTATGGAGAAAGGAGTACTACAGCAGATAGATAAGACGAGAGCGAAGATGAAAGACCTGCAACACAACCGAGCAAAATTAAACAAATTAAAAGGAGACTGAGAGGAGAATATAATGGGCGCGATGTGGGGGTGGGTAGACCTGAAAGAAAATGGGGAGATAAACGAAATATGGGAAAGTGAGACTGGAGGTATAGATGAACTGCCTGACTGGATTAAAACCAAGATGGCGATGCTGGATTTTATGGATAAGTACATAGAGTTACCATGTGGTAGTTATTGGAATATGGTAGTTAACGGCGAGTATGAAAACCCACTAGAACCACTAAGAACATACTTTATTTATGAGGACTGAGATTGAGAGGAGAGTAAAATGGGGGCACTGACTGCAATTAAACAGAGCGAAGCGAGGAAGTGCAACGTTAGGATGATACGCAGACAATTAAACAACCAAAGGAGAAATCATGCCATTAGAAGAAATTATCAGTGAAGTAAAGACTCGCGAAGTAACCAAGCGGTTCACATACAACGAGACCGAAATCAGAACCCTACTGGGCAACAAGCACAACCAGGCAGACCTCACAAAAGTCGTAGTAGGCTCTGACGGTACAGGCATAACCGTTGCCGTTACCATAACCAAAACCCATGTGGTGTAGAGAGCGCAGCGAGGGAGCGAAGCGTTAAGAGAGCGCAGCGAGGGAGCGAAGCGTTAAGAGAGCGCAGCGAGGGAGCGAAGCGTTAAGAGAGCGCAGCGAGGGAGCGTAGCGTTAAGAGAGCGCAGCGAGGGAGCGTAGCGTTAAGAGAGCGCAGCGAGGGAGCGTAGCGAGGGAGCGTAGCGGAACAGTCTGAAGGGTGTCCAGCACTAGATAGGAGAAAACAAATGAACATAGAAACAACAATAGCTATAGCAAAAGTACTGCAACAGCTACGGAAGGAAGGAATGCTGGTTGGTTTTAACTATAACCGTGATGGAGAGATTCCGTTCTTCATACCCGCCCAACCCATACCAGACATACCCAACTGGCGAGAGTGGTGCAGGAAACTACAGGAATGTGGGGTTATGTTTGAGTTCGATGGGGGGTTTATAGAGGCGGATTGGGATGTATTGAAATGTGACTTCACTGCGGAGGTACACAGATACCGCATCCCAGAACAACCAGTACCAGCAACAATTGTAAATTATTTAAACGAGGAGAAAACCATGAGTGAAAATACCAACAAACCAAAATCTATAAAACTCCGACTGCCTGAAATTGAGGTGAGCGGGGATGTTGAGGCTGTGAGGATTTATTTATATGATGAGAATGGGATGTCCCATAACCTTGCGGGGGTGGCTATAATGGACTTTAATATTGAAAATGGGAGAATTGCTGGTTCGGGTAACTGCCAGCATCATTATATACACGGCACCTACTACACCGAAGAAGATTTCAAACGCGCCACCCAACCACCCAAAGAAATGACAGTGGAAGAAGTCGAAAAGATTTTAGGCCACAAGGTCAAGATCGTAGGTAAGACGGAGTAAGTGAAGTGCCAGGGGTGTCTAGTGCTGGACACCCCGAAATGGAAGGAGGTGATAGATGAGTAGATATTGGGGCGCTGTAATGGTAGATAAAAATGGGGTCAGTGTACGCAAACCCTTGGAGGGCTTTACTGAATACACCCTAACCGCGAATGTGCCGGATTGGGTAAAGGCAAAAATAGCAATGCTAGACTTAATGGGAGAAGAAGGAGTATTACCGTGTGGAAGTGAAAAGACTATGTTCCAAGTAATGAACCCGCCACAAAGGTACTACATAATGGAGGACTAAAGTGAACGAGAGAATTAAACAACTTGCTATAGAAGCAGGTGCGATGGAATGGGGTGATTCTGTTATTCCAGCAACTATGGATATAGAAGCATTTGTAAAACTGATAGTAAACGAGTGTGCTGAAATTGTTGCAGACATAGATGGCGGGGAATGCATGCATTCCAGAGGTTTACGAAGACATTTCGGGGGCGAATAACGACACAAATACTATATAATGGAGGACGAAGATGAGTAAGTTTTGGAGTTGGGTGGAGGTGAGTAGTGGCGGGGTGCGTTTATATGATTTAGGCAACCCTTCATTTCCGTGGGTAGAGAGAGATGCATCTACCCTACCAGACTGGGTAAAGAATAAAATGGCTATGCTGGCCTTTATGGAGCCGTGGGTCAGATTGCCCTGCGACAGCTATCGCTATTTATTGGCTCCCCCGAAGGGCGGAGTAGTCTACGCAATACTGGAGGACGACGATGAGGGAAGTACTTAGAGATTTGCTGGTACTTGTAGTAGTTTTTGGACTTATCGCGTGGGCAGTATGGGCGGACAACGAAAGAGCTACGAAACAAAGGAACAGTCTGAAACCAGTAGTAGTGATTGTATGCCCAACAAAAGCCCTGCCGGAGGTGTATGACGCCGCAGACATAATGAAAGCTATGGAGGAATCATGCCACAAGAAGATGGTGGATTTGTAGAGTGGTGGTACGATAGAGACTCATGGAAAAGTGGGTTCAAACGGGTAGAGCTAACCACCGAAGAAAAAAATAAAATAGCGGTGCTGTGTTTAATGGAGAAGTTCGTAAACCTACCGTGCGGGAGCCATTGGCATATGGACCAAGGGGGTCGACAGATGTTTTGTTTGAAGGGGTACAATATAGCCCCAAAATATATAGCCTTCAAAACCGACCACTCTGATCCTGATGTAGCTTGACTTTTGTATAGTCTTGTGGTATAATACCATCTAGTAAGTCGAGTTGTGTTTGTGTGAAATAGGGTGTCTAGTGAAAGACAGGGGGAGAAATGGATGCTATGTGGGGTTGGGTGAACGTATATACAGACGGGAGGATGAATGTAGGGGAGCGTAACAAACAAAAAGCTGACCCGCTTTGGACCCTAACTTCTAACAACCCTCCTGAAGATGTCAAAAGAGTCATGGCTATGCTAGATTTTATGGGGGATTTTAATTTCTTAGATGGAGGTAGCAACAGGACCCCTCACAAACAATACATAACATATTGTATATACAACGCAGACCTACCAAAAGATAAGGAGGAAACGCAATGAGAACCTATATAGAGGCTGAGTTTGCTGGGTTGAAGCTGGATGATCCTAGGAGCGAAGGTTTTAAGTGCAGTTTACAAATAGTAAGTCAGTTGGGCCGGACAAAATGGCTCAGTGCCACCAAAGAACAAGTGGAGGAGATAGAGAAAATATTGAATGAAAACAGCACCACCGAACGTGTCTAACGTAAGACACACAAACAAAATTTAACCACCCAAAAAGGAAATGAAAATGAGCAAAGTATCTAACCAAACCACTGTAACCCTGAAAGAATTTGCCGACCTGGTATTTCACTGCGGCAAGGATGTAACTTTTATCGGACAAGGTGAGCCTGGTATCGGTAAGTCTGCGATGCTGAAAGAACTGGCGAAGCGCCTGCCTGAGTATGAAGATGTTTACCTTGATGCGGCTTTGATGGATGTTGGTGATATGCAGATGCCGAATGTAAGTAAGGGCGCGTTTGATTTTATCCCTAATGGGATGTTCGTATCCAAGACCAACAAGCCGAAGCTTATTATGATTGACGAATTCGGTAAGGGTAACCCGACAGTGCAGAATGCGCTATTGTCTTTGATTCACGAACGTAGGGTAGGAAACTACTGGTTGCCTGAAGGGTCTATCATTTTTGCCACTACTAACCTTGGCTCTGACGGTCTCGGTGATACGGTTCAGGCTCATGCCAGAAATAGGGTATGCGTAGTTACCATATCGAAACCGATCGCCGATGAGTGGCTGCCCTGGGCTACGAGCAATGATGTTGACCCTGTGGTATGCGCGTGGGTTCAGGAGAACCCGCACTGTCTGGCTAGCTACACCGACCCAGCGGCGAAGGATAATCCGTATTGTTTCAACCCAAACCGCGTGCAGACGGCCTTTGTTAGCAACCGATCCCTTGAAGGGGCAAGCGACATTATGAAACAGAGGAAGTATTTGTCGCCGAGTGCTCTTAGGGCGGCACTGGCGGGTAGGGTGGGGGAAGCTGCTGCGGCTGATATGGAGACGTTCATTACTATGTCCGACAAGTTGATACCGTGGGATGTGTTGATCGAAGACCCGGCAAACGCTGAACTGCCGCCCGACACCATATCGCAGATCATCCTGACGTTCAAGGCTGCAACAAGAATAACCAAGAAGGAACTGCCAGCGTGGATCACGTACCTGGATCGTATGGGTGAGGAGGCCAAGGTTATTTTCTTCAAGCAGGTGATGGCGAACGACGAGAAGCGCAAATGGATGACCTCCGGTATGAATGGAAAATTTGGCGATATGATGCGGGATATAAATTGGATGGTGACCGGGCTGACTCATTTGAAGTAATAGGTGTCTAGTGTTAGACAGGGTTTAGTAGGGGGCTTACGCCCCCTGTTTTATGGAGGTTAGGAATGAATGTGCTAACGTGTGAGCAGCTTGTGAAGCTGGCTAGGTTTGATTTACTGGGGTCGGATGAATTCCGTGCGATGTCCGGCATTATGCTGTGCGGTGACTTGAGTGTGCATGATGATGTACCAACTGCGTGCACTGATGGGTGGAACGTAAAGATAGGCCGTAGATTTTTTGAAGAAGTCATGACGAACCGGAAACAGCGGGCTTTCATTATTGCCCATGAGAATTTCCACAAATTGTTGAAGCAGTTATGGGTTTATCAGTTTTTGTTTGACGAGAACCCAGGGCTGGCTAATGTTGCTGCGGATTACGTTGTGAACCAGCTTATTGTTGATACCGACCCCGAAGGTAAGTGGGTTGAGGCCCCGCCTATGGCGCTACTGGATGCCAGATTTAAAGGTATGAACACCAAGCAGGTGTTTGATATACTCAAGAGCGAGGGTAAAGGTAGTGGGCGCGGGGCGGGCGGAGGTGGGGGTGGGGAGTGCCTGGATGACCACCAGTGGGGCGAAGCTTCTAAAGTATCTCCACAGGAACAACAGCAACGTGACGCTATGGTGCAGCAGGCAATACGTAAAGCTCGATCTATGGGCAGTGGGTCGTCCGGGCTTGACCGTCTGTTGGAGGAAATATGTGATGTGCGCATGAACTGGCGCGACCAGTTGGCTGAGTTTGTCCGGCGACATGTAACTAAAGGTAAAGGTAACTCAACCTGGCGCCGCCCCAACAGGCGGTTTTTACATAGCGGGCTGTACCTACCTTCTAGTTATTCTGAGGCTATGGGGGAGATTGTGGTTGCCATAGATACATCTGGCAGTATTGGTAATGCAGAGTTGGCGGAGTTTGTGGCGCACATGGAGGCGTTATGTAAACAGGTGAACCCGTCGGCACTTCGTCTTATATGGTGGGATTGTGAGTTTCAGGGCGAGCAGGTGTTCAAGCCTAACGAGTACCATAACATAAGGAACAGTCTGAAACCAAAGGGAGGTGGAGGAACCAACCCGACATGCGTGTTCAGTCATATAGAGAAACACAAGATCAAACCTGAAGTTATCTTATTCTTAACCGATGGGTATGTGGACTGGCCTAGCGCGAGTATAGCGAAGCATCCTGTATTGTGGGGCATAACTTCCAATGAGACGGCTCCGTGGGGTGTTACAGTGCAGATAAAAGAGTAGGTGTCTAGTGTTAGACAGGGGGCAAGATGGGTAGAAGCTTGATACGAAATATGACTACTGGAGAATGGAGGAAACCTGGGAGTTTGCGCTACAAGGGAGTTACTCCGACTGAGACGGAGTGGCGTAAGATACACGCTTTGGACTTAACTCCGCGAAACACACCACTGCCCTGTGGCAGTTATCATGAGGAATGGGACCAGAACCATTTTACTGGACAACCTGAAGAATGGTATACATTGTATACTTAGGAGGAAAAGATGCGTAGGACCTTGATACGAAATATGACTACTGGAGAATGGAGGAAACCTGGGAGTTTGCGCTACAAGGGAGTTACTCCGACTGAGACGGAGTGGCGTAAGATATACCTTCTTGACTTAACCCCACGGGGAACTCACCTGCCATGTGGCAGTTATCATGAGGAATGGGACCAGAACCATTTTACTGGACAACCTGAAGAATGGTATACATTGTATACTTAGGAGGAAAAGATGCGTAGGACCTTGATACGAAACATGGTTACTGGAGAATGGAGGGAACCTGGACAAAGATACAATCCGGAGGCTGCCCCAACTGAAGCGGAGTGGCGTAAGATATACCTTCTTGACTTAACCCCACGGGGAACTCACCTGCCATGTGGCAGTTATCATGAGAATTGGGGTGCGAGCATCGTTATGGGAAAGCAAGAAGAGTGGTATGCATTGTTTACTTAGGGGAATGAGATGAACGATGAAGATAAAGTAAAGAACCTTAAAAAGGGGATGATAGGCAAAGTGAACCTGCCTTATGGGGATGTTTTGTTGCCGTTGAAGATGGCACAGCAGTTGCAGGAGATTCTTGCCCATGCTGTAACAATAAACCATGTGTGGGTGTCGGGTGATGGTAAGAGCTTCGAGTATTTGGATTCATTGGGCGATGTTAGTTTGGGGCTGTTCACGCCTAACGCGAAAAACTTTTATGATGGTACTGGACTGCCAAGCAAGAAATTGAACGAGTGGCGAGACTCGTGCCGTAAAAACCTGGAAGAAACCGAGGACGCAACCCCAGATACTCTGACGGAACCGAAAGTATTTTGTAGTTATATGAAATAGGAGGTCGGCATGAAATACAAACCTTGGGGATGGGTCGATGTGTTTGAGGGTGGCAAGATAAAGGTTGGGACTGAGTGGACGCCGCGCCCAGGTCGGGAACCATTATTCCACGCTAGAGTTACTGGGGGCGAAGAAGCACTAACTGAAGAAATTAAAATGGTCATGGCGGCACTGGATTTTGTTGAGGAAGGTGTAACCCTACCGTGTGGTAGTCATTGCATAAATGGGTTTGCATTTGACGCCAATATTCGGGTAAAAACCTATTTCATTTACTTAGGAGAGCATGATGAGAGTGAGTAACAGAAAGTGCCGTACATATGTAGACAGGAGAGAGGAGTTCAAGGCCAACAACATATTTGGCGAATGGAACGAGTGGAAAGGGGATGAATGGTATGCGGTGTATTCTTACGGTAGGCACTGGCCTATGTATGTCTACGTGCCTGGTGAGGGGTGGTTTGGTAACAACGGTAAGTACTCAGCGTCTACAAGCAAGCACAGTGGACAGGCAAGGCCATCAGGAGGCGTAGTATCTATTTGTACAAAGGATATTCAGGCGATAGCCGAGTGTGGGTGGCAGTCGTTTAAAAACGCTAGGGGGTGTCTAGCACAAGACAGTAACGTAGGCGAAGGAGGTGGGGAATGATTGGCTGATTGCTTAGTGGTGTACATCAAAGAGGACGGCACCTGTGTACTGGACCGTAAACTGAACAACAAAACGCACCTGGGAGAACTATCTAAAGACATACAGACTAAATTAAGTGCTATGATGCTAGCCCCGGATGGGTATTATGATGAGAAGGTAGGTAGGCGACTTTCAAGTAAGACCTTCTGGGTGTACTTGGAGAAATAGATAAGCTGGCGGAACCCCGCCAGCAAGGAGGAGGGATGAGTGATTATTGGGGGTACGTAGAAATAGGTAAAGATGGTAGGGTATCCACTCATAGAGTGGCTGAGGGGAATTACACCCGGATGGTAGTGGATAAATTGCCGAAGGACTTAGCAACGGTCGTGGCGGCTTTGGATTTCTTAGAGAAGGACGATAAACTACCCGGCGGTAGCCACTGGACATGGTACAGAAATGGCGGCAACCCGACAAAATGTTATTTTATCTGCAATAAAGACATACCTGAAAGGAAATTAGAATGAGTAAACCAGAAAACAAATCAGTAATGAAACGCAACGGATACTGGGTCGTAGATGGGCTGATTTATTTTAGCGACAACTGCCTGACCGCCGCTGATCGCAGTCGTATAGAGGTGCTTGATGCTCATAGGTTCGGTGCCTACATAGAGCGCGTGGGGGTGAAATGGAGAGCAGCAAGTGGGGTGGATGGAGTTGTTTACGACTTGTCCGGTAGGAACTATATAGAGCCGGAGAAGTTTAGTATTACTTTGACGGTTGGGTCTGATGGGAGTATAGCTGGTTATATGTACGAACCTAGTGTTTGTATTGGGGCATTTGAGGAAGAATTAAGGAATGCTACGACTATTAGTGACTTGCCTATGTTGTTTAAAAACAAAATCGCTGTGCTGGACTTGGCTGAACGGTATGTGTCAGTACCGGGGGTGGGCAGGTGGCTTGGGGTTTTATTTGATGAGCGCAACTACGAGATTTACATAACCAAAAAAGACCAGGCGCGGTGGGCGCGGTAGGGGGTGATATGCATGAGGTGGGGGTTTCAATAAAAGTTGGGGAGGATACTTACAAGATAAGACGACCTAACGGTATATGGGGGGATGGAAGGCGTAGGTATGTCATAGATTTACCGACAGTAATTAGAAATAAGTTAGCGGCACTTGATTTTTGTAATGCTGGCGTGCTGGTGGGGGGTGTTGGTGAGAAGTTTATAGCTAAATATGACAGTAGTCATATATGGGTTTATTACGTTTTGGAGCTTACAGATGATGAATTTAAACAATGGGAAAATGCAGTGTCTAGCACTAGACGTATGAACGAAGAGAATACAGGGCGTAGCCAGAGGAGGAACAAAAATGAATAAACGAATATGGGAATTAGCGGAACAGTCTGGATTGCTTATGATTTTGAAAGAGCATTCAGCAGAATACCTGAACTGCGATGTTAGCGATGATATGTACCCAGAGTTAAAAAAGTTTGTAGATTTAATAGTCGCCGACTGCTTCGAGGGTTGTGCGTTTCCAACAGATGATTAAGGATAGAGAAAATGACTGAAAAAAGGAAGTTGAGGCGTTGGCTAATGCGACAATACGAGTTTATGAACTGTGCTAATTTACTGGAATTTAAGCAAAGATTACAGTGGTTAAGTGAAGGTATGTTAAGAAACCATATAGCTACTAAAGGGTGTGAGATTAACCATTGGGAGATCAATTTATATAACGCATACGCCAACAAACTGAAGGAGATACAAAAATGACTGAAATCATAATGGCCGGCAGAAGGGTACACCGTAATGACATTCGGCTCGGAATTCACGATGTATGCAAAAGAATCTCCAGAGCAGATTATCGAAATAATACGGAGGGCTGAGTCATGATTTTTGACGAAAGCAATCAAGCAAATTTAGCGGCAAGAGCACATGAATTTTTTAACAAAATGGATGATGTCGCGCGTGAGCAATCTCGACCGTTTTACATATTACACCCTAAGATGTTTATAGATGGTGACCAGTGGTGCGCTCTTTATGGGGAGAATATACAAGATGGGGTTTGTGGGTTTGGTGATACACCATGCGAGGCTGCAAGGCAGTTTGATATTAACTGGAATAATCAAAAGGCGAAAACAAAATGACATACATGAAAAAGAAACTCGTAGTGACAGTGGATGTACCGGATGGGGCGACGCACTTGGTAATTTCTAACGCCGGAGTTGAATGGTTCAAGCTGGAAGAATGGTGGAAAGTTTTTGTTAGCCAGGTTAACGAATGGCAACAGATAGGTGAAGGATACGAACCAAATGGAAGATTAATAGAAATCGAGGTGATCGAATGAAATACGAATACGTTGTTGAGCGAGCAAGGGATGAAAAACAAATGCTTGAGCGTAGCTGCCTGGGAGAACCGGAGGAACCAGACTGGCTAGACACCAGCAAAGCCTGCAATTTAGAGGATGGAGAATGTGAGGTGTGCCAATGAGACCGTTTTCAGAAATTAGAATTGGAGATGTTTACAAAAACCGTATCACCGGAACTGAATGGTATGTGATAGATAAAAATAAAAAAGAAAAGATGGTAAAAATAGCCATGCTGTCATCCAATGGAAGCATGAACATGTGCGAAATTTGGAAGAAAAATACAGACAGATTTTTTAATAATCCACTGGTACTTGCAGGTCCAGAATGTGAGGCGTGCCAATGACCGAAGAAAATCAGCAATGGTACTACAGAATATACGACATATGGGAAGATGATGTGAATTATGTGGTTACTTGCCAGAACCGAATCGCAGCAATCAATGATGCTAGGGATCACATCAAGGAGAATTTTAATTGTGTAACAGAAGTTAAATTCTCAATTGGAAGGTGCCAACATCCTCTGGATGTCTACGGTGTGCGAGAGGTATTCGAGACATTGGTTGATGTTTATGACTGGGAATTTATGTTTGGTTCCGGTGAGAGTGGGTGCCTGTCCATGTCAATACAGAATATTGATGCATTAAATAAACTCGTGTTTGATTTTATCCACAAGAATGCTGATGTTGAATATTGGGTGTGCGACGACCCAGCAGAAGAAACTCATTTTTGTAAGGGGTGCCAATGACCGAACCAAAATACAAACCAATCCTCTTCACCGCACCGATGGTCCGGGCGATTCTTGAGGGTAGGAAAACGCAGACGCGGAGGTTGCCAAAAGACACAGATAAGGTTTTTCCGAAAAATGATAAATATTTCGTTGGCAATAGATTATCTATAAACGGGTCAGATGATTTAATTGAAATTACCAGCGTAAGACTAGAGAAATTGCAGGATATTTCAGAGGAAGATGCGATTGCCGAGGGTTTGAAAGCCTTAACAAAAGATAATGGGCAAACTATTAAATATGGAATACCTGATGCTGACGGAATGCCCGGCAAAGATGACTTTGGCTGGCCTTGGATGGAATGGAATGCATCCCCTGTCCTTGCATGCAAAAAGCTATGGGAACAAATCAACGGCCCCGGAGCATGGGATAAAAACCCATGGGTATGGGCGATCGAGTTTAAGAGAGTGGAGGAAAAATGACCGAAAACCAAAGAAAATGGCTGCTGGATTTGCAGGACAAGGGGATTAAGTTTGAGAATGTCAGCTTTAGCGGGACGATTTGGCATATAGGGAAGTGGGAGTTTAAAAACGACCCAAAAGTTTACCGCATCCAAGCCCAACCCATCCCAGATATTCCAGATTGGAGAGAGCTTTGCCGGGAGATACAGAGTAATGGGGTGAAATTTAAAATGCTTTGGGGCAGCATGTGGAACGAAGACAGGCACGATTTTGAAAAAGAGCGCGACAGATACCAGATTTGCGAACAACCTCTACCAGAATGGAGCAACGAAGAAATGACCGAAGAAACCAAACCAGACCCAAGAGAAGAAATCCCACACCGGGAACAGCAAATACAGTGGTACGAGGATATGCTGCATCATTTAAGGACTGGAGAGCCTATGCGGGAGTATGAGTTCAGATCGGTAAATGAAGATGGAGACGCAGCGTCAGAATGGAAACTTTTATCGAATAGACACCCATCATGGGCAAAGACTCACGAATACCGCCGCAAGCCGAGAACGGTTACATACTGGCATTGTGTCACCGAGTATGAAGGTATGTATGGTCTAATTAGATCGTTTGAAGGTGTCGATAGTTTGCAAAAAATAGTTGACCAGAATAAGTCTAGGAATTCAACTACAAAATTCAGCCCAGTAATCGAGACAACCGTAGAAATAGAGTAAAAACAATAGGAGAAAGAAATGAAATCTGGTATTCCTGATAGCCTGTTTGTGCACGTTCTCGTGGCGTTTATACTGGGCCTTATTTTTGCAGTGGCGCTGTCGCCTTTCGTAGCGATGGTCTTGTTTTTGGTTAAGTTAATTATGTAGTGTCTAGCGTAGGACAGGGAGGGGGTATGAGTGAACTGAAGGCGCAAATAGCAGAGGCGGCGTGGGAAGAAGCTGAGACAAGACTAGGCAAGGCGGCGATGGACCGTTGGCGGTTTGATCTGAGAATTGGATTATTCAAGGTTTTTGAGGGTGAAAAAATGGTGGGAAATACGCATGTAGAACTGACTCGCAATATGGAAACCGGCGAAGTAAAGCGTGAAAACGGCAAGACCGTAACGGAGGAAATGCTGTCAGCGGTAGCTGCGTTGGATTTATGTAGGGAGGGTAGGTACCACGATGGGCTGGGTGGCTGGGTAGAGTCTACGGTAATGTCGCGCAGGTGGTATAGTGCAGTTGTTAATAAACAGGAGAACGAGAATGTTTAATTTAAAAGGTTTATATGCACAGCCGAGCCATATTGATTTGGCTCACAAGGAGTTGGAGGAAGCGAAGCGGGAGTATCTTATTGCGCAAAGCCAGGCTGAGTATTTCACCGCGATGGTTGAGTACAACGCTAAAAGAATAGACAGGTTGACGAATTACGTCAGGGAACAGTCTGAAACCGTGCAGGTGAAGAAAGGAGAGTGGTTTGTGAGAACGGAGGAAACAAAATGAAGGAGCTATTGGTTAAAGTTAGGGTTCGCGATGAAGACATACCGGATGGTGCAACTCAGTATGAGACAGGTATAGCTAGATACCACGCAGATATGTGTAGTGAATTCAATCCATACGAGGGCCTTCATGTCGGGATAACTTGGTGGAAGCAAAATGAGTGGGCGTGGTGTTACTGGGATGATGGCGCTAAAGAATGGGTATCAACCAGTAGGGGTAAGAGTAAAAATCTGGTGTATGGTGGTAAGATGGAGGAAACAAAATGATAGTACACAAACTAACCTATACAGAGCAGAACGAAACCAAAACAAAATGGTTCGGGAGTGAAAGAGAAGCGGTGGTTCACCGCCTGGAACTTATAAAATCTGGTAAAATTTCCTCCTCACGCAAGGACAATCCGATCGTGTTCCACGACATCCCGACGGACAAAAAGGGCCTGCTGGCGTGGCTGAACGACAACCAACAAGGATAACAAATGACAATACAAAAAGACTACACCAGAGACGCTTACTTCACGCAGTCTGGCCTTCAACGATTGAGAGAGGGGTACATGCGAGATGATGAGGAGTCGCCACAGGACAGGTTTGCTTACATAGCTAAGGAATTCGCTTCCGATGAAAAGCACGCACAGAGGATGTATGACTACGCTTCGCAGTTCTGGATGAGTTTCTCAAGTCCGATTCTATCTTATGGGCGTACTGGTAGGGGACTGCCTATCTCTTGCTTCGCATCTTACCTGGGGGATGATCTTGGGCAGATTCTTGAGACGTCTAATGAGCTGCGTATGATGACGGTAGTAGGTGGGGGTACTGGGCTTCATGTAGGACTGAGACCTGCGGATAGCAGGAAAAGTTCCGGGATTATCCCACATCTGAAAACATACGACGCTGACATGCTAGCATACAAACAGGGTACTACCAGACGAGGGGCAACAGCCGCCTACCTGCGGGTGGACCATCCAGAGATCATTGATTTTTTGAATATGCGTAACCCGACAGGTGGTGACCTGAACCGTAAGTGCCTTAACCTGCATCACGGGGTTTGCCTGACTGATGCTTTCATGGAGCGGGTGCTGGCGCTGTCAGATAAGGAGCGTAGTTACGAGGAGAAGGAGAAGCTGGACCGGTGGGAGTTAGTGAACCCGCATACAGGAGAAGTGCAGGAGGTAGTGTCGGTCAGAGATTTATGGCAGCGCATACTGACGGCAAAGGTAGAGACCGGAGAACCGTATTCTTGGCACATAGACACTGTGAACCGGGCACTGCCGGACTTCCAGAAAAAACTCGGCCTACAGAACCGCGGAGGGAACCTCTGCGCAGAGATAAGCCTTGCTACGGATAAAGACCGGGCGTTTGTGTGTTGCCTGTCACCGCTTAATCTTGCCAAGTGGGATGAGTGGAAAGATAACCCTAGGTTCGTGCCGGATGTAGTAGAGTTCCTGGATAACGTAATCAGCAGGTTTATTCTGGATGCTAAGGAGATTCCTGAGTTGAGCCGTGCCGTCCACTCTGCGTTTCGCGAGCGTGCCATAGGTATTGGGGCGATGGGGTGGCACGACCTGTTGCAGAAGAAGCGCATTGCGTTTGAGAGTCCGATGGCGGTAGTGTTGAACAAACAGATTTGGAGGCAGATAAAGACACAGGCCAAAGAGAAAACGGAGGAACTAGCGGGGTCCAGATACCCTTGCCCTGACGCGGTACAGGCTGGGGTGGAGAAGCCTGTTAGAAACTCGCACCTGTTGGCTGTGGCGCCCACTGCGTCTACTTCGTATTTTCTGGATACTTCGCCGGGGTGTGACCCGTACCTTGCGAACGCTTACAATGAGAAGGGCGTAAATGGCACGGTTATCCACAAAAACAAAGAGTTACAGAAACTACTACAGGAGCACGGCAAGGATACCTACGAGGTGTGGTCGAGCATCGTAGCAAACAAAGGCAGCGTACAGCAGTTGGAGTTTTTGACAGAAGATGAGAAGCTGGTGTTCAAGACAGCGCATGAAATTGACCAGATGTGGGTAGTGCAGCACGCTGCCGACAGGCAGGAGTTTATTTGTCAGGCGCAGTCAACCAATTTGTTTGTAAGGCAGAACATATCAGCGAAAGAGATGCACCTGTTGCATGTAGCCGCATGGCGTATGGGGTTGAAATCGTTGTATTACTGTAGGTCTGAGCCTGCTGCCACAGCAGATAATGTTGGAGAGAAAGTGGAACGGGTGCGCATTGAGGATTTGATAAAGGGGGAGGAAATATGTCTGGCATGTCAGTGAAGCTAGTGAGTGTGCAGAAGCCGGAGCAGTGGTTGCTGGATGAGGGGGTAGAGTCTATAAGCGACCTGATAGCGTTCTGTGCGAGGGTATCCAACCCGTCCAACCAGTACAACAACGAGACCGCCGATAAATTGATTGCGTATCTGAAAAAGCACAAACACTGGTCGCCGTTTGAGATGGTTAACGTGTGTCTAGCAGTAGACACCCCGCGCGATATAGGGCGGCAGATGTTGAGGCATAGGAGCCTGGTGTTTCAAGAATTTTCCGCCAGATACCAAGACCCTACACAAACCCTAGGCTTTACCCTACGAGAGGCTAGACTGCAAGACGAAAAGAACCGACAGAACAGTGTAGTGTTAAGCGCAGATGAAGCGTGGAAACTGGCGGAGTGGGAAACTAGGCAGAGGGAAGTAATTGATCTGGCGTCCAAGCATTACGAGTGGGCTATCAAAAACGGCATTGCTAAGGAGTGTGCAAGGGTTGTACTGCCGGAGGGTAACACGATGAGCAGGATGTATGTAAACGGTAATATACGGTCTTGGATTCACTATCTGGACGCGAGGTTGGACCCGTCTACACAGAAGGAGCATAGGGCGTTGGCACTAGGCGTAGCCGAGGCGATTAATACAGTTTTTCCGGGAGGTTGGTTATGAGAACAAGGGCGGATGAACTTATAGATACGATTAATAACACAAAAGATGAAGACGCAACACACGAGCTTAAAGAGTTAATATGGGGGGAAGTGCATTTGTTGGTCGATACCCTTACCAACGGCCTGAACGAGGGGATGGACTTTGAAATTAGGCAACAACTGACCGAGCAGTTTAGATTTTGGAGATAAACCATGACTAATAAAGAACTCGAAGAAATGAAAAAAGCACTGCGCGTTGTGCTTGTAACTGAGCAGGATCGTATAGACTTTGACGCCGCGCAAGATGATGTAATTAATGAGGTGGAAAAAAGAGTAAAGAGCTTACTAAATCGAATGCTTTTTGGCTTGCCGAATGGGACAAAGAACGACATATCCCGCCAAGCACTACACGCAATTTACTGGAGTACAAAATGACTAAAAGAAAAGAACCAAAACGGAACCTTTTGGAACCTCGTACTTATTACAAACCGTTTGAGTACCCGAAAGCATTTGAGTTTTTTGAAACCCATGAGCGTATGCATTGGGTGCATAACAAACAGCCACTACATCAAGACCTGCTGGATTGGAAACACAAACTGACGCAGAACGAGCGGGACTTTTTGACGCAAGTATTCAGGTTCTTCACCCAGGCTGATCTGGACGTAGCGGGGGCGTATGTGGACAAGTACCTGACCATGTTTAAAAAACCTGAAGTTCGTATGATGTTGTGTTCTTTTGCGGCAGCAGAGGCGCGCCATGTAGCGGCTTATAGTCATTTGATTGACACGCTGGGTATGCCGGAGGTTACATATAAACAGTTCGCTGAATACAAAGAGATGCGCGATAAGCATGAGTATACCGAGCAGTTTATGGGCACCGACAAAGACAAGATCGTGCAGCAGATGGCGGTGTTTTCTGCGTTTACCGAGGGGATGCAGTTGTTCTCATCTTTCATCATGCTGCTGAACTTTACTCGGTTTAACAAAATGATCGGGATGGGACAGATTATTACCTATAGTATCCGTGACGAGTCGGTGCATGTGAAGGGTATGACGTGGTTGTTCAAGACGTTTATTAGCGAGCACATTGGTATCTGGACAGACGAGTTAAAAGCGCAGTTATATGAAATCGCTAAGAAAATGGTAGCCTTGGAGGACAAGTTCATTGACCTAGCTTTCGCCACTGGCGGAGTCCAAGGGCTGACTTCAGAAGAAGTTAAACAGTACATAAGGTACATAGCTGACCGGAGGTTGATCGAGTTGGGTATGAAAAGTGTGTACAATGTACGGACAAACCCGCTTCCGTGGGTGGAAGATATGGTGAATGCACCGGAGTTAGCTAACTTTTTTGAGACATATAGTGCCGCGTATAGTAAATGGGCGCCGACAGACTGGCACGAGGTCTGGCACAACTAACTTGATAGGGGTTGGCGTATTCCTTTCGCGCGAGTTAGCTGCTCGCTTGGTGGGGGTCGATGCGAAGGTGTGTTTCCCCAATTTCATAGGCACACCGCAAAACGTAAACACCTTTACGCCGTAATAGACATAGGATGAATCGACTCAAAAGCTATTTATAAAGGAGATATTCGGAATGAGTAATACAATGACTATAGTGGCGTATAGGTTGGATGAGGAAAACAGTCCGTGGTTTAGGTTAATATTACCGGCTAGATTTGCGGATTTCAAAGGATGGTTGCGGATAGGCGATCTGCCGCTCGAAGTTGAAACCCGCGTAAGCGCCCTGTTGATAGCGTATGGAATCCACTTGAATGAGACGCATGAGATTGAAGGAATTGGGTTTTTCCGCCCACGCGCTTCTTTTTTCAACACTGATCCTGATGGTTTCTTAAGCCCCACACAGGTTCTTGGCTGGATTTGTTTAGACTTGGACTACAATGACTATTATGATATGAGGACTGCTTCATGGCGACAACACCGGAAGGCAAAGTAAAGAACGAAATCAAGAAGATATTAAAAGGGTATGGAGTTAAGGTTTACTGGTTCATGCCAGCGATGGGAAGTTTTGGGAAGTCCGGGGTGCCGGACTTTATTATTTGTGCTGGGGGTTTTTTCTTAGGGGTAGAGACAAAGTATGATAGAGTAAAGAATCCGCCTACGGAGTTACAGGTAAATAACTTGCAGGGTATTGTTGGGGCGGGTGGGGTCAGTATGGTTGTGGATAAGGACAATTTGGATGAGTTTAGAGAATGCTTAGAAGAACTGTTAAGGGAGGAATGAGATGAAAACCTGTGTAATAGATTTGGAGACGTATTACAGCACCACGCATTCATTGACCAAGAAGGGTATGCACCCGATCAAATACATCATGAGTCCTGAAACGGAAGTTATTTCCCTGGCATACAAGTTCGGCAAGAACGAAACGGAAGTTATATTCGGTGAAGGAGAAGTAGAAGAATTCGTTAAGTGCAACGACTGGTCTGACTGCATGGTGATCGGGCATAACATGTCCGGTTTTGATGGACCATTGCTGGCTTGGAGGTTTGGTTTGAACCCTAGAATGTGGGGCTGTACGCTGGCTATGGCACGTCCTTTTTATCTATCCACAGTCGGCGTGTCTTTGAAGGCTATCGCGAAGGAACTGGGCATAGGAGAGAAGGGGAGTCTGGATGCAGTAAACACCAAGGGCAAGAACCTCCGGCATTTTACGGACGAAGAACTGGAAGCCATGCGGTCGTATAACAAACTGGACGTAGACCTGTGCTACGAGATTTTCAGAAGGTTAGCTCCTAAGACTAGTAGGCTGGAAGCCGAACTGATTGACGCCACTATACGCATGGCTACGGAGCCGAAGTTTGAACTGGACATGCCGCTGATCGAACGTACACTGGAGGAGGAGAGGACTAGGAAACATAAGCTGCTGGAGGAATTGTCTGGTAGGCTGGGGTTAAACACGGCGGAAGAACTTAAAATAGAAATCGCCAGTGCCCCCAAGTTCGCTTCGTTACTACAGACCCTAGGTGCCGAAGTGCCGATGAAAGCTTCGCCTACTAACCCGGATAAGCAGATACCCGCCCTGTCAAAAACAGACCAAGGCTTACTGGACTTGCTGGAGGATGAGAACGAACTGGTAGCGGCGGCAGCGGCAGCACGGCTGGATGTAAAGAGTACGATACTTGAGACTCGGTTGGAGAAGTTTAGAGAGGTGGGTGAGCTTCTGGACGGTAAGATGCCGATAGCGTTGAATTATTATGGGGCAATTTCGGCCAGGTGGAGTGGAGCATTTTCATTAAACCACCAGAACCTACCCCGTATAAACAGTTCAACTAAAAAGCCTACAGATGCGTTAAGGAACAGTCTGACGGCGCCGAAGGGTCATAAAGTAGTGGTGGTTGATTCTTCGCAGATTGAGTTGAGGGTGAACCATTTTCTGTGGAAAGTTAAGAGCAGTATGGATTTGTTTAACACCGACCCGGAGAAAGCTGATTTATATAAAGACTTTGCAAGCAAGCTGTACGGTGTGCCACCAGAAGAAGTAACCAAGCAGCAACGGCAGGTGGGTAAGGTAGCGCACCTGGGTCTAGGGTATGGCTCTGGGTGGAAGACGTTTAAGCAGGTTGCGAAAATAATGGGGGGAGTTGTGCTGGATGATGCCGAGTCGTTAAGCATTGTGAACGCATGGAGAAGTGCCTATGCGGAGATACCGTTGGGGTGGAAGATGTGCCATGCAGCCCTTGCTGAAGTTTACGCTAAACGTTGTACCCAGATAGACGACTGGGGGCTATGCTCTACTACGCCGGAAGGAATCAGGACACCTACAGGTATGATAAGATACCCAGGCTTGCACATAGAACAGAATGATAAGGGGGAGCGGGAGTGGTGGTATGGTACTGGGAGAAACCGGGCGAGGATATACGGGCCGAAAGTAGATGAAAATATAGTACAACATTTAAGCAGAAACATAGTAGCAGAACAACTAATAGCTGTAAATAAAGTATACCCAGTCAAACACACCACGCATGATGAAATTGTATGTATAGTTCCGACCAGTGAGGCTGATGACTGTCTGGAGTTTGTGCTGAGCACGATGCGAACTTCACCTGCATGGTGGCCTGAGTTGGTGTTGTGGGCTGAGGGAGGTTATGGAGACACTTTTGGAGACGCGAAATGACAATAGAATATAAGACTAGGCACGTTGGCGGGTTGCACCCTGGATGGGAATATCATTTGCCTGACAGGAGAAGGTGCAAAAACTCTTTAGTTTGGTTTAAGCCAGACATACCACGCTCTGTGATTTTGAAGCAGCTACTACCAGAACTGAACAAGATGCTTGGGATAGAATACGAAAGGTATAAATCAGATGAAAACAAGGAGTCAGATTAAGCACCACGAGTGGCGGATAAAACAGAAGATTAGGAGGTGGTTTGGTTGGAGTGAGCGCATGACTGATAGACTAGTCGGCAAAGCGTTTAAAGATGGTTGTGTTAAGTTTTATAACGAAGATTGGCGGGACACTAAATCTAAAACCCTCCAACTACGTTCCGATGATGAAATGTTTAAACTGGAGACGCGAAATAATGAAAAAGAATAGCTGGTCGTATAGCTCATTGAAGGACTTTGAGGGGTGCGGGTTTAGATACCATCAGGTCAAAGTCGCCAAGAAATACCCGTTTGTGGAAACAGAAGCCATCCGGTATGGAAATGTAGCCCATAAAGCCTGCGAAGAATACATCAGGGATGGTAAGGAGTTGCCTGAAGGTTTAGGTAGGTTCAAGGAGATTCTGGACAAGCTTAACCGAATGGACGGTGATAAGGTATGCGAAAAAGAGATGGCATTGCGTACTGATCTCGTGCCTACTGAGTGGTTTGCGAAGGATGTATGGGTCCGCGGCAAAGGCGATCTGGTTATACTTAAAGGCGGCGAAGCTAAGGTAATAGACTATAAGTTCGGCAAGAACAAATACCCTGACAAAGATCAGCTTGAACTGATGGCGCTTATGGTTTTTCAGTACTACCCGCACGTAGAGGAGGTGAAGGGCGGGCTGTTGTTTATGGAGTATAATGATTTCGTAAAAGCCAGGTATGAGAGGAGGCAAAAAGACAAGCTGTGGGAAAAATGGATCAATAAAACAAACGCGCTGGATACCGCTTTCGCAACGGACAGGTGGAAGAAAAACCCAACACCGCTATGCGGGTGGTGCCCAGTGGAAGACTGTGAATTTCATAAGGTGAAATAAAAATGCCATATAAAAATCCTGAAGACAGAAAACGAACCAAAGCCGCCAAAGCCTACGGCAAACGCCCGGAAGTATTAGCAAGGAACCGCGCAAGGAATAAGGCCAGGTACGAGGCGGAGAAAGCAGGTAAGGTACACAAGGGGGATGGGAAGGATATAGACCATATAGTGCCTCTGAGTCACGGCGGTAGCACAGGGAAAGAGAATTTGAGGATCGTATCTCAGAACGAGAACCGGTCATACGATAGAACTTCAAGTCACGCGGTAGCTAAAAAGAAAGAGAGAAAAGATAGATGACAACGGTTGCGTTTGATGGAGTGCATTTGGTGAGTGATACTTTAGGTGTCGACCCTTGGGGGTTTAGGCACCTGGAGGTCGAGAAAATACAGAAATCTGAGGATGGTTCATTCTGTTTTGGTGCTGCTGGCGGGACTGATGCGATTGTTTCATGGATAAAACAGATAAGGGGGATGAGTTTAGATGAGGTTCTAGAATATGGTTTTCCTGAATTTGATGAGAACAACAATAACAACGCCATCTTGTTATGCTGTCGTAGGGACGGTCGTACTGAGATTTGGACTTTGACAGGCAGAACCTTTCATAGGGTACACAGGGGGTTTCACGCCATAGGTAGCGGACGAGATTACGCGGTTACTGCAATGCACTTGGGGAAGTCAGCAGAGGAGGCGGTAAAAATAGCTGCGGAGTTTAACAACAACACCAACAACATTACGCAAAGCATTAAACTATAAAATGATCGAGCTAATACACAACAACAAGGCAGCCAGGATGTATCTAAAGTACCCAGAACGGGTACTGCCTTTGATAAAGAAAAGCAAGGTAGTGAGTGAGGTATCGCCGGGAGTGCATGAGGTTGTGGTGCACTTCGGTCTGGATGAAATGCAAACGCTGAATAATCTGGGGGTGAAAGGACTACGATCCCCGATAGCCACGCATTACAACTGGCCAGGCATTTACAAGCCTATGGCACACCAGATAACTACAGCGGAGTTTTTGACGCTTAACAAGCGGGCTTATTGTTTCTCGGAAATGGGGGTGGGTAAAAGTTCTACAATACTGTGGGCGGCGGATTACCTTATGTCTGTTGGGAAAATAAAACGGGCACTGGTTATCTGCCCTGTCTCCATCATGCACAGTGCTTGGGTTTCGGATGCGTTCAAGACAATAATGCATAGACATGTCGGGGTCGCCCACGGTTCCAGAGATGTACGAAAGAGGGTTATCAACGGCGACTATGAGTTTGTTGTGATTAACTACGATGGGGTAGAAACAGTTGTAGACGAATTAAAGGGGAAATTTGATCTTATTATAGGGGATGAGTGTAATTATTTGAAGAATACCTCTACAAATCGTTGGAAAGCTATTAATTCTTTAGTGGACTCCGATACGTGGTTGTGGCTAGCTACTGGTACTCCTGCGGCGCAGTCGCCTGAAGATGCTTATGGGTTGGCTAAGATGTGTACCCCGCAACGGGTTCCGAAGTTCAAGGGTGCCTGGAAAGACAAGGTAATGATAAAGGTCGGCATGTTCCGCTACATACCACACCCCAAGGCTACTGAATTGGTACATCAAGCGCTGCAACCGGCGATACGCTTCACCAAGGAGGAATGCCTTGACCTGCCAGACCGGGTGTTTATCGATCGAGAGGTGCCGATGACGCCGCAACAGGAGAAGTATTACAAGCAGATCAAGACCCGCATGATGATGGAGGTGGAAGGAGAGACGGTAACTGCTGTACACGCAGCGGCTAAGATCAACAAACTGCTCCAGATAAGCCTTGGTGTGGTGTATTCTGATGACGGGTCGGTGATCCAGTTTGATGCCAAAAACCGCCTGAATGAGATGACAGACGTGGTAAGGGAGAGTTCACACAAGGTAGTGGTGTTTGTGCCGTTTAGACATGCTATCGACCTGGTTACGGAGCACTTGAGAGGGGAGGGGTTCACAGTCGAGGTAGTACATGGAGGGGTGTCTGCAAGTGAGCGCAAGCGGGTTTTTAATAATTTCCAGACAACCAGTGACCCCCATGTTCTAGTTATACAGCCTCAATCTGCTGCACACGGCGTAACACTGACGGCGGCTAGCACAACAATATGGTTCGGCCCGACCTCCTCGGCGGAGGTGTATTTGCAAGGTAACGCCCGGTGTTATCGGGCCGGGCAGACAAACAAGGTAACTATCGTAAAACTTTGCGGAACGGAGGATGAGAAAAAGGTATATAAATCACTGGAGTCAAAATCAGATGCAACGGATATTCTGTTAGGGATGTACGAGGACTTGTTTAAGGAGACGGGTAAATGAAACCTATGTTGTTTGCTATGGGGTTTTTAAACTTGGTAGTTGGGGGCATCTTTATCCATGCCTGGCTCACATCATCGGTTAGTATGGCGTTGTTTGATTTAGGTATGCTAAGTGTTTGGTTGGGCGGGTATTGTTTTTATACAGGAGGGCAGGAATGATGTTTTTTAATTGGCTGTTTTATTGTATTGCTGCAATTGCAGTAATATATTTGCTGGTGATTATTGGGCCTATTGGGATTATAACCTTACTTATTGGGGGGTTGGGTTATTGTTTGTATGTGCTGGTTGGCCTTGAGGAGGAGGAATGACTGTAGAAATTGAAGCGCATAAGGAGTTGGTAGCAAGGCTGGTTAAACCTGGGGAGCAGATAGTTAAGGAGTTGACGCCTGATGACTGTAACCTGTTGCACATGGCTGTTGGGGTGAGCGGGGAAGCCGGTGAGTTGCTGGACGCTGTTAAGAAAAGTGTCATATATAGGAAGCCCCTGGATTTGGACAACGTAGTGGAGGAGCTGGGCGACATAGAGTTTTATATGGAGGGTATCAGGCAGCAATTAGGCATTACTAGGTGTGAATGTTTACGTCGTAACATAAATAAGCTTGACAAAAGATATGGAAGTAGGTATAGTAACACTGCCGCTCAAGTAAGGGCGGATAAAAAAGGAGAATGAAATGAGAGAATTAACAGCGTTTGGTAAGGCGGTAAAGCAGTTATTGATTGAAGCGAACGCCCATGTGCGGGATATAGCCGACCATTTTTGTATTTCACCCGGCATCGTCAGTTCCATGTTGCATGGTTCTGTAAAGGTCCCGCAGTTAAGAGCGGTTCAGGCTCAGGAGTTTTTCAGAAGTAAAGGGCTGTCAGGGAGTAACGTAGATAACCTGACTAGGCTGGCGGAAATGTCTAACGGTAGTATTTCTGTGGCGGGGCTGAGTGCCGAGAAGTTGAAGTTGGTACTTGGTGTGTTAGACCATAGCGGTGAAGTATCTGGGGAGACAGTAGACATACTGCTGAACGAACTGAAACTTATCAAGTTACAAGAAAGCGTAGACGAGACAGGAGGGTTTGCAGAATGAAAGATAAGATCAGGGTGCTGGTAGAATCAAAGGACGGCGAGATAAGCCTGGAGTATGGAGAGAATATGCTTGCTGTTTTGGATGAGGTTTGGGAAACTGGCTTGCTGATTAATGGGGAATTGTGGGAGATTGAGGATCGTAAAATTAGTCTGACTGCCAACTTTGACCCTAAAGTAATTTTTATAGTTGAGAAGGAGGAGTGAGAAATGAGTGAAGCGACTGACGTAGACAAGATGGTTGAGGAGTATGTTAAGCTGCGAGATATTAAGTCTGAGATCAAAGCTGCATACGAAGATAAACAGAAGGTGCTGGACAAGCAGATGGAGGATATAGAACAGAAGATACTGGAAGTATGCAAGGCAACCGGCGTAGAGGCTCTCAGGACTTCACATGGCACAGCCACCCGGACTATCAAGACAAGAATCTGGACAAACGACTGGCCTACGTTTTATGCGTTCATGAAGGAGCAGGACGCGCCAGAGTTGCTAGAGAAACGAATTGCCCAAGGCAATTTCAAGGAGTGGATGGAAGACAACCCAGGTGTAGTAGCCCCGGTAAACATCGACAGGCAGTATGCGATAACTGTAAGACGCAAGTAAATTTAACCAGGAGAAAATAGAAATGAGTACAAACAGCGTAGTAGAACAAAACACTTTCGTAGTTCCATCGTTCGTTCAGGCCGGTGCTGACGATCTGACCAAATCCCTTGCTGGTGGTTCCAGTACCAAAAACATTTCGATCAAGGGCGGTCGGTTCCGCATGATGGCTGGCAAGGAGCAAGTTGGAGTTCGTGGAGAGCCTTATCTGGACGTGATTGTATTGAGTGCTTCTTCCCATGTAGGTCGTACTTTTTATGCTAAAAAGTTTACTGAAGGTGAAAATGCGACCCCCGATTGCTGGTCTGCTGATGGTATTAAGCCAAGTCCGAAGTGCCGTAATGCACAGAACGCTACATGCGCTGGGTGTCCACAGGATATTGCCGGGTCTGGCGAAAACAACTCCAAAGCTTGCCGCTTCTCTCGTAAACTGGCGGTGGTTCTGGAAGGTGACGATAACATGGAGCTATATGGTATAAATCTACCGGCTACATCCATATTCGGTAAGGCAGAAGGTACAAATATGCCGCTTAGTGCATATGCAAAATACCTGGGGGCGCACAACTGCCCGATCAATGCCGTAGTTACAAGAATGAGTTTTGACCTGAATGCGGCGGTGCCAAAGTTGTTCTTCAAAACCCTGCGCCCTGTGACTGAGCAGGAGTATAATGCATGTGTCGCACTGGCTAAAACACCGGAAGCTATTGACGCTGTTACCTATGACTTCAAGGAATCCGAGGGTGGGAGTGAGGAGGAGTTTTCACAACCAGCAGCACCTGCGGCTGAGGATATTAACCCGAAAGTCGTGAAGCCTAAAAAGTCAGCGGCTCCGGTAAGCGCAGAAACGCTTGATGAAATTGAAAATTGGTAAGTAATACTTAAACCTTCAAGGGGCTTCGGCCCCTTTTTTATGGAGAACAAAACGATGCTATACAGTATGGAAGAAACCGGAAGAATTTACTCGAAAGAAGTCAGGCAAATTTTAAGGGAGTGGGAGGAGGATCAGGGCGATATGGAAAAACTAGAACTGGCATTGGAGATACTGACCAAACTTGAGTTCCTGATAAACAACCAGCCAAACCCGAACCAGATGGAGCTATTCTAATGACACAAAGGAGAAGAACCAAGTTTGAGGGGGACGTTCCTAAATGTGCAACACCGAAGCAGTACCGGGACTGGAAACTGATCGCTAGAAACTTCCCACCAGACAGAAATGTGGGGTTTTGCGAGGATTGCACAGAGAAATACAAAAACCTCATGGTGGCAATCCAGAGGTGTGAAAACCCTGATATAATTTTTACTCACGACAAGAACAAAAACCCGCTAGGGACACTGCCGTGGATTTTAAATAAGGAGACAGAAGATGAGTGCGTTTGATAACCAGATAGGTGGAGGGCACTATAAAGCCCTGAAGATTCAACCGGCAGAATATTGCTTCGCTAATAACATCGGGCACCTGGCCGGGGACGCTATAGCCTACATAACGAGGTACAAATCCAAGAACGGCGTGGAAGACCTGAAGAAAGCCATCCACAGTTTGCAGTTGCTAATGGAGCTGGAGGAAAACGAAAGGAAAACAAATCCGGGGAATGGCGATATTATACAGGGGGTAGTTAGCGCAGCCGCTCACCCAACCTACGGAAAAGGAACATAACAAGATGAGCGAATACACACACGAAACAATTAAATACAAGGCGCTATGCCTTCAAGTTAAGCCTAGTAATCTCCAGAGGATTATCGAGATTCTAACTGCGCGGGGGGCGGAGTGTGATACCGAAGAACGGGTTTCCTATATCATGGTCAGGTGGCCTGGCGAGAAAAGGTCTAACAGTGCGTATGCGCTGAAGCCAGGATACTGGGTAGTTCGTGGAGAAAATGGGTTTATTAAGTTTTATGACGATCTGAAATTCAAAGGTAAGTACACACCCATTTGCACCCAATAAATCAATAGAAAAAGGGATGAGAAAAATTGAGTGCTATAGACTTTCTACGGTCGGTGTTGCCTGACACTGGACTGTATTGCGCGGTAGGTATTAAACAAGGGCAAGTTAAGCATAAATTCTCCAACAGCATTGAAGCTGTCGAATCGGAAAGCCAGGATTTTAACAAGGCGGGGTTTGACAGCTATTTTGCTTGCGCGTCGTTTTCAAGCGAGGAGAGAAAACAGGAACAGGTGAATAGGGTTCGCAGTTTATGGATGGACATAGACTGCGGAGAGGGTAAGGATTACACGACCAAGAACGAGGCGGTAGCCGCACTCAAAGCGTTCTGTAAAACCACCACCCTGCCTAAACCGTTTCTTGTGGATTCAGGACGTGGACTGCACGTATACTGGCCCTTCGACCACGACGTTGAAAAAGCTGAATGGCTGCCGTTGGCTAGGGCTCTTAAAAAAGCTGCGGTAGAAAACGAACTTCATATTGACCCAGTATGCACAGCAGACGCGGCAAGGGTGTTACGAGTACCAAATACCTTAAATTACAAAAACATAGAGAATCCGGTAGGGGTTAAGATACTCACGTTCGGAAACAAACACCCTATAAACCTGTACAGAGAGGCTTTACAGAGGTATTTTATTGAGGAGAAACCGGCGGTTTTAACGACTCGCGAGCTCGATCCATTGACAAAAATGTTGATGGGAAACTACGAATCTGAGTTTGCGAAGATCGCTCGCAAGAGTTTGGGAGATACTGGAACCGGCTGCGCTCAAATCAAACACGCACTGGAGGAGTCGGCTACGCTTTATGAACCGTTATGGCACGCTGCGCTGTCCATTGCTTACCGGTGTTCTGATGCAGATGCAGCGATTCATAAACTGTCCAGGAACCACCCGAACTACGACCCGGATGAAACGGAGAGGAAAGCACAAGGGACCGCAGGACCAAGGACGTGTGACTGGTATAGAAATGAGAGCGGTAACGGCCCTGCGTGCGAAGGGTGTACGCATAAGATAACTTCACCAATACAGTTAGGGAAAACTCTCAAAACACCTGAACCGGAATCGCCAGACGAGCCGGAGACTGTCGAGGGGGAAGAAATACGAGAGGAGCCAGCGGTAGAGCATAAAATCCCTGACTATCCGTTCCCTTACTTGCGCGGTGTGAATGGCGGGGTGTATCGCAAGGATAGGACGCCTGACGGTGAGGTTGAAGAAGTGCTGGTGTACGACTATGATCTGTACGTAACACGACGTATACACGACGACCAGTTGGGGGAGTGTGCGGTTATGAAGTTGCACTTGCCTCGCGATCCGGTTAGGGAGTTCGCCCTTCCATTAAAGGTCATTCAGTCGTCAGATAAAATGAGGGATGCGCTTAGTGAACAGGGGGTAGCGTTCACAGGTATGAAAGGATTACAGAATATTATGACTTATACATCATCGTTCGTTAAGCACTTGCAGGCTAAGATGCAGGCGGAGAAAGCCCGGACCCAGTTCGGCTGGGCGGACGGAGACACTAAATTCATCGTTGGTTCCAGGGAAATAAGCGAGTCTGGGATAAACCACTCTCCTCCATCTTCAACAACTGCTGAACTGGTGCCATATATGAAACCGACCGGTACGCTGGAGGCGTGGAAGGAAGCCTACGGTATGTACAAACCCTACGAGAGCACTGCACAGGGGCATATTTTCGCTTTATTATCTGCGTTCGGTTCGCCGGTTCTGAAGTTCACTGGTACTGCTGGGGCACTGATAAGCTTGCAAAACGTAACCTCTGGGACCGGCAAGACCTCATTGCTAAGACTTGTGTGCAGTGTGTGGGGACAACCAAACAAGCTCCTGCTTCTAGCGCAAGACACCACGATGGCGAAGATGCAACGCATGGGGGTTATGAACTGCCTACCAAACTGCTTCGATGAGATGACCAACACCAAACCGGAAGACTTGTCTAACCTGGTCTACGCTATATCGCAAGGGCGGGGCAGGAACCGCATGATGAGCGGGTCAAACGCGGAGAGGGTAAATAACACCACATGGGACGGCCTCAGCCTATGTAACGGTAACGCTTCGATAGTCGCAAAACTCTCATCACACAAAGCTACGGCGGAGGGGGAACTGATGCGGGTACTGGAGTACAAGGTGGCACTGCAAGAGATACCAGACGGGTTGAGAAAGGTTACACTGACGGATACTAATTATGGGTTGGCTGGTGATATTTACGCTGCGTGGTTGGTTACAAACCGTGACAAACTCCCTGTACTGCTGGACAAGGCCCGCAAAAAGATCAACGCCATGATGGAGAGCATGGTAGTTAAGGAGCGGTTCTGGTTGAGCACGCTGGCGGCGAATTATGTCGGTGGTGTGATCGCTAAGGGCTTGGGTCTGCATGACTACGATATGGACTTAGTGCTACAGTGGATGTGTAACCATGCGTTGAACCAGCGGGAGACGGTGAAAGCCAGCATCATGCCGGAAGGTAATATTCTTGGGGAGTTTGTAAACGAGCACTTCGGGGCACTTAATATAATGAACGAGGATGAGGTAGACCCGCTTACGTTGAAACCGCTGATTAAGGTGCCGTATAATAAACTGGTGGGGCGGTTCGATGCACGTGAAAGTTCTCTTTACATCTCCACTGCGGTATTCAAGGAGTATTGCACAAAGCGCCAGGTAGACATGGAGGACTTGCTTAATTCCCAGTCAGATGACTTCCAGTTTGTAGGGCGCGGTAAGCACAGGTTGGGTACTGGCAATAAGGTGTGTAACGGTATGCCGCCAGTGTGGGCGTTGAAGTTTATTATATCGGGCGACATACTTGAGGCTGTGAGGGGTAATAGTGTAGGGGAAGCCACACCAGCATGAAATGGAACTACGCCGCAGCACTGGCCATGATGGAGCAAGGGGATAGTTTTTTTATCCCCGCAATGAGTTGGGAAGAAGTAGCAAAAGAGGTTTACGAAGTAGCGGGCAGGATGGAGATTAGAGTAAAGACGAAGTTTGTTTATAATTATGGACTTATGGGGGTGAGAGTATGGAGGGTATGATGGTATTGAGTGTGCTGGCGTATAGAGATGGAAAAGTTGGTATCTGGCGGTCTGACCCAGGGATGTATTACACTGATAAGGATGGCATTAAACGGGTTGTGTTTATGGAACCAGATATGCAGTGGACCCTTTTCAGGGGCAACCTGCCAAAAGAATTTTTAACTAAACTATGCATGTTAGAGCTTTCCCCGGAAGGAAGTGAAACTGAGGGGGTCGGGATGGTTGTGGATACAAGCGATACCAGGCGGTATTACACGATTTTCCTACCTACCAACACCGACTTGGTATCCTACTTCCCCCTCCCTGCTCTTAAGCTATAACCCAGCGCCTTGACGTAGTTGCTTAACGTCAAGGTTTTTCACCAACCGCACCTCTATTTCCTTCAGCCTGCGTACTTCTTCGGTCTTGTTTGCGTTATCGCCGGGGCGTTCGGATACAAGTTTAATAGCGGCACGGACTTTCGATAGCTGCCTGCTGATGTTTCGCACGGTTTTCTCATACTTCAACAACTCCTGATTGTTGGCATAATACTTTTGCAACTCCTCCGGGTCGCCCTCTTTTTCTATCGCTTTGGCGGTCTGTACTACTGTGTTCACGCGGTCCATGAAGTCATACAAGTCCTGACGGTCAGAGGAATTAAACTCTTTAGCCGCTGGCATACTAAGCCCCGGAATTGACGCCATCATATCCTTGGAAGACATAGCAGGTCGGTTACCGAACGTAGACCCGATGATGTTGGAACTCAGCAACACAGCACTACCAACTGAACCTAACATACTGCGGATAAAGTGATCTATGCGTTTAGGCGAAGAAACATCCCAGTTACCCAGGCCAAGCATATCGAAGCCTTCACCTAAACTCTTTGCCAAAGAACTCGTGCCACTACCGTACTGCTTATACGGCTGAACCCTCTCAAGCGTGCCACCAACAATCTTGTCGCCAGTGAACCAGTCATAGTTGGTCTTCTGTTCGATGAACGCTTTTATGGGTGCTGGTAGTGTGTCTGGTATCGGCATCAAGACTTGTCCGGCTATGCCGGAGAGCGCAGTACGAGCGCGTGTAGAGTCCGTGGCGTTTTTACTGAACTGATTTACAACCAACTCGGCAAGCACAACCGGTACAGAGTCCAACGTAACCCGCCTAGGAACCCCAAAACCACCCATTCCCGGTATCGTCCACTGCCTAGCCCGTTGTTCGGGCGACATATTCTCGTAGTCTTCATCATCGCTCAAGGCCATAGCACTCAGCACACTCAACCCGGTCATCATGGATAATGTGCGAATATAGTTCCGCCTGGCGGTTTTACGATCTATACTGGAGAGACTCCTGTTGCTCATGGTGTACAGACTCGCACGCAAATCAGCCAGCCCAGCTCTCATGAACGGCACGTAAGACGCCACGAACATCAGTCCGTGGTTGCCCATCTGGGTACGGAAGTTGATAATATTAGCCGCCAGGGTCGAAGCGTTGGTTGGTGTCTGGCCTGACTCTATCGCAGCTTTGTAAACCGCTTGGCGTACTGCGTTATCGGACCACATCGCCATTTTGAGACCGTAGTTTTGCAGCTTCTTGAAAACGTTTTTGTTCTCCTGTCCGAGGTCGTGATACCCGAGAGCCTGCCGCAGGTCTTCCATGTTTACCGTAGCCAAGTCAGTTGCGGCGCCAACCAGACCGAGTGATTTAAGTTTTTTGTGAGTCTCCGACTCGCGCCCGCGCATAAGCAACGCCATCTCTTTCATCGCTGCCAGAGGTATCTTGATCGCTTCACGTGGGGGCAGGCCAGACTTGGTTATTGCCTGTATCGAGTCTTTCATTACCTGACCGACAGAGAACACTGGGTTGGCAACGATAGACAAACGGAACATGGAGTTGAAAAACTCAATAACCTTGGAAACCTGCGGCGTAGCAAATCCGCTGTTGAAGAACGAAGCCTCCAGCGGGTTATCGAAATAGACCATGTGCTTGTGGCCTTTGTCGAAATAAAATGCTACGTGGTGATTCTTTCCTGTTGGTATAAACGAAATAGGACGCACGCCGTTCTCCGCTCCACCAAATCTCTGTAGTGCATCCTGTAGAATGGTTTTGACGGTGTAGTTTTTAGCGGCGGTACGTATGGCATACATAGCCCAGTTGTCGAAGTTGTCCAGTATGTCGTTCACTTCCCTTTGGGAGTTCTTGAACTTCTGCGACTTGTATGTAGCCTGCAACGACTGATGGTATTTAATGAAGTCGCTTGGGTCTGAGTCCAGGTTGTCATCAAACTTTCTTTGGAACGGAACCCAGTCAGCGTTTCTGAGCAGTTCTTCAGCTTGATCTTTAGACCAGTTGCCGGAGTCTACGAGGAAGTCAGCAATCCATTTACGAATACCCTCTTTAGTCTTATCTATCTCTTTCAGCTCGGGGTATTGGTTGAACAAGTCAGCCTGCTCCTTTGCCTCGGCTTCGGTAATATGGAACGGCTCCGAGCCTAGTTTATCGCGTAGCTCTTTTATTCTGTTAGCATACTTCTTGGGGTTTTTCGCTTCCAGTGCTTGCGCGTCAGCTTCGTTCTGAGCTTGCTGTTTATAGAGCGACAACACCCGCTTCCCCTCCAGAGCATCGTGCATGATTTTTCTAGCTTCGATATACTTGATACCGTGGGCTTCCGCCATGTCATTCACTTGCTCGTTGAGACGCTCTCCACTGAAATTCAGTGGATTTCCTTTGTCGTCTTTGCCTTCTACTGCCTGCAACTTACCAAATTCTTTACTGTACTCGATACCCCCCATGCGTAGGGCTTCAGTGGCAACAGCGTTCAGGTGCCCAGCCAAAGAGATCATACCGATACGCGCCGAATGCTCCAAGGCGCGTTTTTCTTCATCAGGGATAGTCTCGTCCTGCCGGTACTTTTCAGATATACCATACCCAGCGTCCAGGTTCTTCATAACCCAGCCAAACGCTTTCTCCATCGCGGACTTGGGAACAGTCTGAATCTGCTGTAAAAGATTTTGTGGTTGTGTTTGTGGCGTCGCCGCTTCTGTGGACGTGCGCATTTTATTTGGCAGGGTGGGTAGTGGTTCTGGGTGGATATATATACCATCAGGCGACCAAGTATGAAGATTATCCATGTACTCTTTGAAAGTCTCATTGGGCAACCATCCAGCATTTTTGGCTTTACTATAGAAAGCCCGCATAGCCTTACCTAATTTGGAAAAAAACTTTTCTACGATGCTTATTGGTTTATCTGAAGATACCGCCCACCGGGATACCTGGTCTGCGTACCATTCATCGAACGAAGTCCAGTACTCCTCATAGTCCCGTAACTCCCCAGCGCGTTTAACCTCTGGGCCAATTTTTGTAGCTCTAGCTCCGCTACGCGCGCGAAGGGAATTTATGAAATCATTGGGCGGTAGGTCAAATTTCCCTTCTTTCCATTTGTTAAATTCGCGCAGTATTTGGTTCTGTATGGCAGTTGGGGCTTCCCCGAACACCTGCCGCATGTGAATATGCCCAAGCTCGTGCGTTAGTAGTTCTATTTCTAAAGTCTTGCTAGTGGATGGAGCATATATTAAGTACTGTATACCTCCTATGCGCCCAGTTACACCGCCCTTCCCTATGCGCTCCAACTCATTTGCAGATTTTATAAAATCTGGGTCGGCGAAAATACCATCAAACGTAAACGATTTGCTAATTATGTCCTTTAAGTTTATAACATGCAGTTCCATGTGTCTGTCTAGGCCAATTAACTGCCTCATACGACCTACTATGGCGCTAACGTGCTCTGGCACACTAGAAGAAAAAAAAGTAGGGTTTGTAAACGCTCCTGAATTATGCCTTAGACGCTGCCTGTTTACTTCCTGCGTAGCAAATAGCGCCGTGCTGAAAATATTATCTGATTTGGCCACGTGTTCCTGCATAATTTTTCCAAGCGAGTATGCAAGTCTGTCCGCAACGGCTTTATCTGCAATATTAGCTTTTAGAATTCCTGTGGTCTTGTCTAGGAGCTGCACTGTTTCGTCAGAAGCTCCTTCGGATTTCAATAATGATTTGCTAAGGAATATTGGTCCACTCGGCGGCTCGGCCGGCAAGTACCGCCTCTCGGTGGACATGCTTACTGGTTCATTACCTTGGCCGTTTCCTTTTCCGTTTCCTTTTCCGTTTCCGTTTCCTTTTCCTTTTCCTTTTCCGTTTACTTTTCCGAGCGTTGTCCCGACTGGAGTAGTTAATTTGCGTTTAGTGCCGATTTTTTTTTCTTTAACTTCTGCGGTAGGTGCTTCTTCTGCGCGGGGCTGGTTTTCGACTCGAACTCCCTCGCCAACTTGGGGTTGTTCGCCCATAGGTACTTCTCTTGTGCCTTGCTCTTGAGCGGCATTCTGTGTCTCCTGTGCTGTAGGCCAGTCTTTCAGCCCTGATTCGTTTTCAGTTTCACCAAATTTGCCGCCTTTAAGTGGCAGTTTTGCTTGTTCGCGGGTTAGATCAATGGGTAGTTTTTCTATCGCACGCTGTACACTCAGATCATCCGTTTTACCGTACAGCAAATCCAGACCCTTACGTACTTTCGCCTGACCATTCGGCGTAGTCAAATCCTGACCTAGTATATAATCGCGCACCAACTGGTCTTTTGTCACGCTCTCGGGCAATCCCCACTGGGTCAATAGCTCAGGAGTTACTATATCCTGGCTTACAGGCTTACCACTTATCTGCCCAGCGAAGCTTAGTTCTTCCTGTTCAGTCGGCTGTTGCTGCAAATTCTCTCCCAGCCGTGCCTGCTCTGCTGCTTGCTGTTCTTCTGTTCGCGGGCTTGGGGTGAACTCCAGCACTGGCTTCTCTTTTATCTGTGCATCTAACTGATCCAGCGCCTCTATGAACGACGTCCGGTTAGGGTTAGGTTTACCTCTCTCGGTTTTCTCCGCATCATATGCGGTTAATGCCTCCTTAAACGCCGCACGCTGTTCAGGGTTTGTCAGATCAAACTGGGGGTAATCACGACGTAGCCTGGCACCGACAATACCTAAATCTTTCATGTCCTCCGCGGACAGAGTAAATGGCGCGTTGTTACCCATCGCCTCGAAAATACGCTGTGCGTATGCGTTGCCGTTATATACGTTCTGGTCTGTCGGCTTGTCGTAGGCACTTCCTGTATTTGGGGTTTGCTCCTGTGCGCGAGTGCCAAAATCGAACTTTTCCTGTGTATCCGGTGCTCGGTTTTTCCTTATCTCGTCAAGCTGGGCTTGCAGATTATTACGTTGGTCTTGTACGGCCTGTAGCTTTTCGAGAACCTTCGCGGTGCCCCCTTCGGTATTTACGCTCATTAGCTCTTGGCTAAGAGACTCGATCTTACTGTCGACCTTGCTCAGGTTTTTAACTATGGTGTTCTCAGCTTCAGGGTCAACCCAACCCATCTGCTTTAGATTGGCAGTTTCTTTTATCAGTTGTTCCTGAAGTGCTGCGGCCTCCTGTATTTTACCTTCGCCCAACAACCGCTTAACTTCCTGTTTACCCCTCTGCACGCGCTCTGCGGCGTAGGCTTTCTCCTCGTCTTGTACGGCAGTTTGTTCTACTGGAGCTTCAAACTGTGGCATCTGTGTAATGCCTTGGGTGTTAGGTAGTGGCGCTGCTGGCGGCTGTGTAATATCTTCCGGTACACCGAACGCATCAAGCTGCTCGGCTTGAGCCATGCCTTGCTGAAATACTCCTTCGCGCCGTTGGCGTTCCTGTTCTGCGGCTTGCTGAACTCGTAGTTGTTCTTGCTGCGCTTGCGCCTGTTGTTGGGCTAACGCCTCTCTAGCGGATACTTCCTGTTGTGCCTGACCAACCTCAAGACGGCGACCTAGTGTACCGAGCGCAGCACCACCAAGCGCTCCACCAGCAGCGGATTCAATATAGTCACGCATAGCATCTTCGCCGGTCAAATCCTGCCCAGCCTGCCATCTCTCCAACCCCTGTTGTGCAACTTCAGTACCAGCTTCTACAGGAGCGGCTCTCATAGCCCCCACACCGGCTGATCCTAAATACCCCTCTCTAGCTACCCCGGCTTGCTTGGCGACATCCATCTCTGCACGGCGCAACGCTTCCTGTTCGGAGATTTTGAAACCAAACTGCTCCTGTATCCTGGCAGCACGGAAAGTAATAAGGTCTAAGGCTGTTTTGCCCGCCGTGGCTATAAGCGCCGCTCCTACGTCAGTCTGGGGGACGTACTTCCCTTCTCGTTTGAAGCGTTCTTGTTCTAGGAGTTGGGCTTGAAAGTTTGTCCCTAAATGACTGGAGGCTAAAGCACCTACAGCCGCAGGTGGGCCGCCAAACATACCAGCTACCGCCGCAGGAGCTAAAGACCCACCTAGACTACCTATTGTATTAGTCGCCCAGTGCGCGGCGTCCTTGACCCCGCCAATATCAGTAAACCCAATGTCTCTAGGGCGATTAGCCAGCGCATCGTATAGGTTTTTTCTATCTTGTTCAGCATCGCCTACGCCCAATTCTGATTTCAGCCCATACCATAAACCTTTACTAGCATCTTCCAGCGCATACGCTGCCGCATCCCAAGGGCCAGGTCTGTTTTTTATAGCCTCTTGGTCGGCCTTGTTCTTATCAATAGCAAGCTGGTATATCTCAGAGCCTAAAGCCCCTTCCGGGGCTTCAACTACTACTTTCTCTCCACCCGCCAGGGTTACTTCGTATCGGTTAAGTGCCATCTGTTACCTCGGTATCAATGGGTGTATTCTGTTAATCTCGGCTTCGATCTTTTTTATTTCGACTTCTAGGTTTTTATACTCAGTTGGGTCTTTCGCGCCTTTATTTTTCAATTCGTACAGCCGGTCCCGCTCCTTTACCAAGTTGTTATAGTCAGCCCATGTTGGCTTTCCGTTTGAGCGGGCTTCACCCTTTTCTGGGGGTAGGGGCTTTACACTTGGTGGTAGGTCTCCAGTATTAATTACCCCCGCTCCGCCTATAGTCGGTATACCCGCCCTTTGGTTAATTATGGACTCCTTCATTCCAATATCCCTCATGCGGGCGTCTAGCACTTGTTTAGCGTCTATCTCAGCTTTAGCCTTCTCGTTTGGGTCAATGATGTTTGCTATATCCTTCATCCTATCGTAGTATTCTTTTTGTGCTGCGTCCTTTCTAGCGTCTATAGCGGTTGAGGCCCTAATCCAATCATCCAAATTCCCACCACCAGACCCAGCACCTCTTAGCCCAGCGGCTTTCAGCATCGCTGCGTTCCTATCTTTCGCCATACGCTCCGCCGACTCCCTATCCAACTGGTGAATGCCCTCTACGGATTGTCTTTGCAGTTCAGCTTGCTGCGCACGCTCCGCCAGTTCAGTCATCATAGCCAACTGGTTTTGTTTCAAGGTGTACTTCTGATAGTCCCGGCTGTTGAGTGCCGCCTCTCTATCGGCTTGCAAGGCGTTTATGTCCTTACCTAGGTCTCTTATTGTCTTTTTGCCTTCAGCGTATTTCTGCAATCCAGCAAGAGCGCCATGCCCTATATTAACCGAAGCGTAAGGGGAATCCCCCGCCATCATAGCAGCAGCAGCCTGCATAACCGACCAGCCTAAATTATTATCCTCAACGTCCTGCCGTTGTGCTTCGCGCTCCTTGACGTTTTTCTCGGACTCCTTAGTACGAATCTCCGGCATCGGGTTGTCAATCTCCATAGCCTTGCGTAGTTTCGCCAGACCTTGCGAATAAGAATCTGGGGTAGCCGTAGCCGCATAGGTTTGCTCAGGGGTTGACATCCTTGCTGGTGCTTGCGCCTGTGGTGTCTGGGCGAGTTTGGCTATGCCCTCCTCGACTTCTGGAGGGTTCATTGGTACTGGAGTAACCGCTTGTTGGACCGGGGCTAACTGCTCTATGGTAGGTAAGGGCTGTCCTTGTGGCTGGGCTTGTTGGACGCCCTGTGCTGCTTCCCTGGCGTACACCGCTGGGTCATTCATCATGTTTTCAGGATCGTACAAATCACTCGCCTGTTGAATGCCTTGCTTGCCTCGGTTAGCGTTTCTATACGCATCCCACCCTGCTTGATTTTTGGCAGCTTCAGCTTGTTTAGCGGCGAGAACAGCGGCGTCTTCCTGAACAGCGGCGTCTTCCTGTTGTTTTCTATATTCATTCAATGCAGCTAAACCAGCGGCTTCTTCTGCTTCTGCCTGTCCTGCTATGGGTCTAGTGGCTTCCTCAGTAGCTTTCTGTGCTCTGATGGACTCCTCCATCGCCTGAAGTTCTTTTTCTTTCGCTATAATATCTGGCGGCAGTCCACCATCCGCATTAAGTTGGCCTATTCCGGTTTGACTTACCGGTGTTATCAGTGTTGGGTCTGGCGGTAAAGTCGCGGTTGGCGGCACATTAGAGGGTTCATTTATAGACGTAGAAATGCCCATGCGACCTTCAGGTTCTACAGGTTCCTGCGGCGCAACTGCGGCAATGCCTGATTTGCCCATCTCCCTTCTGTTTTTGGCTTGTAGCACCAGACCTTTATCTACAGGGTGCATCCCCTGTATATTGTCTAACAGGCTATCGAACTGGTCGTCAGGCATACCCATCAGCACAGGCATTAATTGCGCTTCATCAGTCTCGGCGTAGGGTACAGACGCGGCGATCCCTTCTTCCTCTGGGCGTTTCCTTCTAACCCCACCACCTCCTGCATAAGCCTGTATACCTTGAGGAGCCTGCATGTCCTGTACTACTGTAGACCTTGGGGGTGTGGCGCTTTGCATACGCTTGGACAAATCCATTCTACGTTGCTGTTCCACAGCCGCGAGCCAAGGGGGAACCGAGCCGCCCTGCACTGCCATCTGTATCTGCTGTGGAGAAAGCCCTTGCAGTTGTGCCTGTAACTTCGCTATGTTTGTATTCATCGGCGCAATGTGCCCTTACTTAGTCATTGAGAGTCCAGCAATACCTGTACCCGCAGCCATTAACTGAGAAGCGAAGCTAGGCGCCTGGTTTGTTTGATAAAGCGTCTGGTCTGTATTTACTGGGGTGCCGCGCATTATGGAGTTGTACCAGTTAATCATATTCTGTTCATAATCACGCGCTGACGCCCACTGCTGGTAAGACTGGTCAAGTTTAGCCTGCTCGATAGCCTGGCGTTGCGCGCCTATGGCGTTAAGAGAGTTTATCCTCTCCATGCCTAGTTTCTGCTGTGACTCGCCTAGCTGTCCCATCTGCGCACTTGTTCCTGCCAACTGCTGCATGGCCTGTAACCCCGACTGAGCGGCGAACTGACGGCTGGCTTCTGTAGCTTTCTGCGCTTCCATAGACGAACCAACATTGAACTTGTCAGCATCCAGAGCGGTGCCAATATTAAACTGCTCCTTGTTCATGTTAGCTGCGCGTTCCTGCTGTATGGCTTCCTGAGCGCGGTCGTAGGCAGATTGGAGTCCTTTGGTCTGGATACCTTGCAACTGGGCGTGCATACCCCTCGCTGCCTCCGCTTCTGCAACCGCCTGTCTTGAACCACCAAAAGCCCCGGCCCTGATTGCGGCTGCGTTCCTGGCCTGTCCAGCAATATCGTAATCGCGGTAAGCCCCCATCTTTTCTTCGTTTATGACGGCTTGCTGATAAGGGGACATGAACCGCTGCACAGTATTAAAATCTGCTTGACTTAACTGGTTGCCCATCTGACCAGCATTAACATCACCGTTTCCCGCAGTAATGCCGGAAGGGGTGTAATTGTACCCCCGCAAAGAGTTCATCACATCTACGCCACCTTGCTGGGCATACCTTGTGCCTAGTGGGTCCCCCATCTCAACCATACCACCTATCAACCCTTGCGCTTGCTGCTGTTCAGGAGAAAACGCCGCTACCCTGCCGCCTTCGTAGGTCTTGAATGGTAAAACAGACGCCTCTTGCGCCCTGCCCATAATGTCTTCAAAATACGGTTTAGCGTATTCTGGTAAATTCGATGTGTAAGTCGTAGACTGCTGCGATCCGCCGCCACCACTCATAATGCCACCTCCATTATCTTGTACTTCTCGTTAAACCCGAACCGTGACCATAGACGCGCTATTGAATCTCTTGCTGCGCCTTCCAACGTAGTCGCTCCGTGGGCTTTCAAAATCAGCTTAAAGTCCTCTAAGGACTCCGGGGTGGAAATCAAACGCCCCCCTATTGCTACTACGAACGCAACCCTGTTAGTGGGTCGATTGAAAAACTGTATGGCGGCGGCGCCGCGTATACTGCCAGATTCTTCTGCTATAACCAACATCCACGTCCCGGCTGATAGGTAGGTCTGAGCATGGTGTATGTTGTAGTCCCCCTTGGAGTATTGCAGGGCCTTATCTAAGAACCCCACAACCTTATCCCATATCTGCGGTACGTACTCCACCGGGACTACTCTTAACTCCATGCTATCTCGCCTTTTTCCCCTTTGCCTGATGTATGAAATTATACAATGTTTCAGGCCCGCCTAGGGCTTTTACGCCAACTTTAGGAACATATGCTTCCTGATTAGAAACCAGTGCAGGTTCATCCCCATCTATTGTCGCTGGGATGGAGTCGCTCGTTCCCGTACCTGGCCCTCTGATTGGTATAGCGCCTATATGTATTTCCAGAGCCTTCAGGCCGGTTTCAGGGTCGCCACCGCCTACTCTGCTTACTACATCATGAGGGATGACAAACCCGCCGCTCTCCATATTAAAAGGCTGTACTTCACCCCCTTCGGCGTACCCATTTAACCAAGGAGAAGTCCTACCTTGTGCTGCGTAAGTGTTTCTGATGTTGCCGTACACGCGGCGTAACCTGCGCTCCTTGTCTTCTTCCCTCTCACCCGCCCGGTTATCCATAGCAGCACTATCATAAGTCAAAGCACCAATAACACCCGTACCGATAGGCAGCACATTGTCTTTCAAGTACCCCTTGGCTACATCCGGGCTGTCCATGATCTTACTGAACCCCTTGCCTATGTTAGAGAAGTAGTCAGTACTTGGAGGTGTTTGTTGGGCTGCCTGATCTATCATGGATGGGTTCATCAGGTTTTCTGCGGATGTTAATGAAGGTGCTGCGGTCTGTGCTGCCCCCTGTACGGCGTTTGCTGCCTCTCCTGCTCCAGCGGCTTGCGCCCCTAACTGACCCATACTGCTCATTAATTGCCCGCCAGCCCAGCCCATACCGGCAGCTCCAAGGGATTGTTTTATATCACCGGTTCTGGCATATGTCATAGCGCCTGGTATTGCCGCAGTCATGAGAGGGTTAGAAAGTACTGCACCTAGTCCAGTAGAAAGCCCAGCACCCAAACCTGCTCCAGCAGCCCCAGCCCCTGCGGTTCCGCCAGCCAACCCAGCCGCGGCGCCCGCTCCAGCACCACCAGTCATAAATGTAAGCCCAGCCATAGCCGCAGGGACTAGCAAGTCCTTCAACCTGAAAGCTTCTGGGTATCCGGTAACCGGATTGGTAGTCAACTCCCTGCCATGCTGTCTAGCCAGCGCAGCTAACCCGGCGACTTCTTCAGGTGCCATATGTACAAGCATGGAATCACCGTTTCTACCGTAAGTCTCAGCACTTGGGACCTCCCCACCTTCAGCGAGGGCAATGCCTCTATTAGCGGCCCTTTGTTGCATATAATCTGGTACATACCCGGTATATGTCATCCGCGGGGCTGAATCGTTTACATAAGGTGCGATCCACGGCACTTGGGTCTGCTCGACCATATACAGAGTTTTATCGGTAGTGCTTGGGTAGTCTTTATAATATGGCTCTTCGCCCCGCAACTCTAAACGCCTGTTTACCTCCATGAATGTATTGTATGGGTTGGTCATGCCATACGCAGTGGCAGAGGATTTAGGAGCGTCGTAAGGAGGAACCCACGATCCATGCACTGCCCCAGGAGAAGACCCAACAGAGCCTACACTTGGAGGTTTTGGTGCCGTGCCGCTACCATAACTGCCTGTATTCGACTGCGAAGCTGGTGCTGAGGGGGTGGAGCGCACGGTGCCCGCGTTGTAAGTGCCGTAGTTAGCTGGGCCAGTCCTTTGATAGACTGGCGGTGTGTATTGGTGTTGGCTGAGCTTCATTCCCAAACCTTCCCAAGGGTTCACTGCACCAGCAGAACCCGGAAACTCGCCCACTGGTTGTATAGGGCTGTATGGGTTTACCCAGTTAGCAGTATTGAGATACGAAGCACCCCGAGGGGAGCTTAGCGAAGACAACAAATTATCCCGTAGAGATGCGATGGAAAAAAGACCAGGAGTGTTGTCGCTTGTGTTCCCACCGCTAGATGTACTTGGGGGTGGTTCATACGCATTAGGATTAGGCGGTGTAGTAGTGCCACCAGACCCGCCAGAGCCGCCTGTAGGCGTGAGAACCAGCCCGCCAGTTATAGGGTCGTATTCATAATTAGGGTTTCCATCATTGTACCCTTCTGGGGCAGAGCCAAACACAGGTGCAGTTGCATTCGCCATAATATTCTTTCGTTAAGTCTTTATTTTCAGTGCATTACTCGCGGTTGTGTCGCGGTAAACATCCCCAACACGCAGGGTAGCCACATCAGCCTCAGTAGGTAGGGTATCAAGGTCTAAGTTAAGGCCAGACCCACGCAGTAAACCTACCGCAGTCAAACGGTTAAAGAACGACGACAGTACCCTCGAAAACCCATCCATATACAGGCGGTTATACTCGTTTGGGGCGTCTGGCAGTCTGGGTGGGCTAGCCTGGCTCATTTCCGTCCGTCCGGCCTAATGTCTATTCTTGGTGCGCCCATCTGCCACTTAACCCCTGTACCTGTGGACGAAATCTTGTACTTCATCTGTCTGCCCCTTACCCGAACAAAAACCTGCTCCGTGTATTGCTCAACGGTAGCTGTGGAAGTCCTTGTAACTGTCGGCGTATCCGCACTGCCATAATTGGAGCCAGAAAACCTCCTTGGGCTTACGGTCATTGTAACAGAAGGGGAGCCAGCGGTGGACCCTTCAAAAGTAAGATCAGGGATAATCCTGCTTACAAAACCAAAGTTATGCCCATCCCCAATATCAAAGTCAGAGGACTCCACATATGCCTCAATAGCAGTGGCAGGATCAGAAGTACCGTCATCACACCCAACCTCTTGATAATACAGTTTACTTTTCTGTGTCGAGGAGTTGTAGGCGGAACTGATCGGGGAAGTTTTCAGTGCCGAGTCGTACCAAAAAGTCCTGTCCATAGACCCGTAAGACCACACGTTTTCAACGTAGTTATATATGACATATTTATCAGCAAGCACACTGGCTTCAGTGGATACATACAACCACCAGACTTCGTTATACCCCTCATTAGTTCCCGCTACTACCTGCCAGGCGAAATCAGGATCGAGGTCTTCAAAAATGTACGTTCTAACTGTGCAAGGGAGAGGGCGTACCTGACCATCGTAAATAAAGAACTTGTCCTTGCCCATCCAGTAAGCAACCCCGTTCACGACGATAGCGGCATTGGGCCCAGCTATAGATAGATTGGAACTCAGTAGGGTAAACCCATAAACTAACGGCGCCCCAACGAACTGCATGGAATACAACGCGGTATCAGTCCACACCAGCACTTCCTGCTTGGAGCTTTTAAGGGTTACTGCATACGACCCGACCGACAGAGGGTAGCTACCTGCCTGTGTAGTAGCCATAGGTTCCCATTCAAGATAATCTTCCTGATCGCTCCAGCGTACCAAAAGTGGTACAGGGTCAGTGCCGCCAAAGTCATTAGAGCCTATGACAACTACGAAGCGTTGGTCAGTTACCAGAATACCAGTTTGAGAGGTAGGTACTGCGTTAGCGCCCACAATTCCAGACACCAGCGATCCTCTTGTGCCGGGGCCAACCCCGTCAGCGAAATCCCAAAAATATAATCCACCCCCGCGAGGTCCATAGATCAGCGCCTCTCCGTAATTAGAAATACCCCAAATCTGTAGGTCGCCAGTCGATACCGCCGTGCCGCTAGACCCCCAAGTACCGCGACCCCAAGTGCCAGTCCCCCAACCTGTCCCAGTAACGTAGTATGGTAGTCCTGTGGTTATCTGGTACTCGACATCACAAGCTCCAGTAGTGCCTGAAGAAGTTGGTGCCGTTGTAATGGCTATGGAGTACGTGTTGGCTGTGAGATATGTTATCTGATGCTCGGCGTTAAGTTCTGCAATAGGCACACCATTTACATCCGAGGCTACGCCGGATATAGTTACAAAATCCCCAGTTATCGCCCCATGCGACGTGTGGTTGACAACGATTATGGTGGGTGTAGCCGTGTTTGTAGTAAAGGCGTTAGACGCCAAGGTTGCAGTAGACCGTATAGGGGTAATGTCGTAGAAGTACGAACCGAACTCAACGTAGGCTTTCAGGTGAGTGCCAAACCCTAACAGCGCCCTGCCATCCACAGACGTATAGGCGAGCATGGAGTAGCACGCCCCCCAAAACTCTAAAGAGGAATACTCTACACACCCACCTATCTTCTCGGGGTAGCCGGAACGAAACCTTACCTTATCGCAGTCCCAGTATCCGCCCTCATTGCTATATGTAGTCCCTTCACGATTAATGCCGGGCTTTAAAACAATCTTTTGTAGTGGCATTTATTTGTCGCCATGTTTTTGCCATAAATCCCTATGCTCCGCATCACACCACCTGCGGTTGTAACCGACTTCCGCATCGCACCAATAGCACCTGTGAGTAGGGTTGCCTGGAATATCCAGCCCGTTCTGCCTTGCGGCTTCAACCCCTATCTCAATGATAGATTCAATCAGCGGGTCTGCGTAGTCGGCGGCATCCATTACAAACCTCTAGCAGTCTTTCTAGCCAGGAAATATTCAGGAACGTAACCCTTACCTTGCAGTGCAGCTTTTTGTTCGGCGGTAACTTCATTACCGTTCTCATCTACGAATACAATGTCAAGCTTAGCCATATCAGCAGAAGTAAAACCAATATAGTTATCAGGGCTATGCACCAGCTTTCTGATTGGGGAATCCACAATCGGACCATATTTATCTTCAAACGTGTACCCAGCAGGCACTGCTTGTGCTTTAGCTATATTGGATACATCCACCTGTACTACAACAGGGTTCGGCTTGACTACAACCACTTCATCTTCAAAACCAAACAGCTTCTTCAGCCATGCAATCAATTTCTTAATCATTTGTCTTCTCCATTTAATAAATTTCTTACTTTGTCGTACTGGGCGTAGCAACTGAGTAGTTCGGCTCTAAGTAGGTCTCCTCTGGCAGCTTCCCCTGCAAGAAATTGTCCATCCTCTCTGTGAAGCTCGGCCCCGGTGCAACCTGGTGTAACTGCGGTATTCTTATCTGCGCTGACGGTACTTGTAGGTCTGGACAAACGCTGGCGCAAGCTTGCAACAATACGGCGGTGATTAGTATTGATAGCATTGATTTCGTTTTGTTTAACACGGTCCTGCTCCTCCAGTTTTTTAGCCAATGCAACCGCATTACTCTGCGCTAACGCTTGGGCCTTCACTTCCTTCTCCAGACGTTCCTTGGCTTCGCGGTCTACCCGCACCTGCCATTCTGCACGTTCCACCAGCCTACCTTTGTAGAACACCCCACCAAACACAGCGACCACACAAGCCGCAATAACCAACCATACCACAACCCTTACCTGCCAGCCTAGCCCAAACATTTCTTGTACTCCCTTTCACGTCTAGCACGTAGTCCAGCATTCGGAACCCCTTTAACGCGATCCCATCTTAACATCTCTTTGCAGGCGCCAGGATAATCCAAAGCATTCAACTTCTTAGCTGCGGTTGAAGAACAGAAAGCCCGCTCGCCCACATTATAGGTAAACTCTACCCACACATCAAATTCGTGCTGGTACATCGGCACAGGAGCGCAGCGTTTAACAGCTTTCTGGAACTTTGTAGCATCGTCCAGTAGCAACACCAAAGCACGATCAGGCGAAGTCTTGTCGCCCATCTTAACCCCTTCGGTTGTACCAAACCCGATAGTAGGAACGTCACCTTTTACGGGCACGTAGGCATCCCCTCGATACCCCTCGCTCAAAGCAAGTGCGATAATGCCAGAGGCGGACAAGACCAGCGTAGCTATATTAACCCGGTTCATGCTCGTCCTTCTTGCTTGACTCCAGTTCTTCTTTAAACGCTGCTTGGCTGACCACACGAGCCACAATGCCCGCTATGGAAACTACCATAATCAGAAACGCAAAAACCCCGCGAGGGATTGCATCTACGTACAGCGGCAACAGAAACTCGCACCCAGTCAGAACCCCAGCCAAAGCCAGAAAACGAACCGACCATGCTTTTTTAAGTACATGCTTCCAATCCGGTATCAATTCCACTACCCGCCACCTTTAAACCAGCCGCTAAAAAACGCAGTAATCGCCGCTGCCGCAGCAAGCCACGCAGCCCGATCCAGTATGCAGAAAAACACGGAGCGTCTTATTAGCGTAGCCTCGATGTCAGTAACCCTACTATTCAGGTCTTTCTGCCCGTCCTCGATGCCGCCTACGTTTTTAAACATACTTATCATTTTCTCATCCAGCTTCGCGAGAGACACCATCACCTCCGCTATCTGGTCCAGTTTACTTTCTATTCGCCGTTGCCAATGTTCGTCCATTTTTAGTAGCTTATTAGAAACAAAGGAAAAAATTACCGGAAGATGAGGCGTCTAATTCCACGCCAATACAAACCCAATCCAATCCGTAGGTACTACCCCAGGTCATTGTATTTGTGGTGTCACCAGAGTCGATTTTCTGGATTTCCACGCCCACTGTTGGAGCGGAAAAGCCGATATCCAGTAATTCGCTGTAACCTGTGGTCGGGGTCAATCCTGCCGGGTTTGATGTATTTATAACTGCACCGACAACAGGATTCGTCGTCAGTTTTGCACTCGTCCAGTTGCCTGTCGCCGGAGTGCCACCAACCCCGCTTCCGGTTCGCCCTTTCGTCCACGCACTATTCCCTGCTTTTGCCATGCCCGTAACTTTTAATACAGCCAGGCCGCCCCCGGTATCTGAGCCGGGGTTTGACAGTGTGAAAATGGTTGACGATCCCGCAGGGATCAGGGCGGTCCTGATGTACCACGCCCCATACACTACGGTAGAGATATTAACTGTCGGCCCCATCTGCACATACGTGCCTGACTGGTCATCTGTAGGCGCACTCCAGGTTGCATCGCCAGCCACTACCACAAAAATCAGTATCAGATCCCCGGCTGCCGGAGTAGCCGTTACCGTTTTTGCGCCAGCCGTGGTGTTGATCGTACTACCTAATAAGCTAACAGCCGCCAATTAAGCCTCCTGTGCTATGGCGAGTACATCCCACCTGGAGTCTGTAGAGTTGTATTTGCACCCAACGTACATTATTTTCCCAGCAACAGTGGTGGTAGGTAGAGTCACATTAACCGCTCTATACCCATCCGATACCCCGGTCTCCCAGCTAAGGGTTCTAGCTGAGCCGTTGTCCTTTATAGTTAAAGTTTTTGAAACCCCATGATTTCGCGCCCCCGATGGTTTCTTAATAGCCGAGGTGCCAGTAAGTCCGATTATGTCGTACTGCTCATTACCCTCGAACATCGGAGTTATGTCCCCGCTTGTAGTCGCGCCGTTGTTGGAAGTTCTAGGATCAAGCAGTGCGTGTACATTTGTAGTGCCCCACGTTGACCCATCGACAAACACCACCTGATCCGTCGAACCAAGAGGTAACTCCTGAATAGCACTTGTACCATTACCGACTAGCAGCGAATTAGCAGTAAACGTCGCAGCGCCAGTACCCCCTTGACTGACGGTAAGCCCGCTAATAGCCGCAGGAGCAGTGGAAGTCCACGTAGTGCCGTTAGATGTCAAAAGATTGCCGGATGTGCCTGGAGCTACAAACTGAACGGCGTTTGTGCCGTTTCCTATAATTACGTTGTTGGCTGTTAGAGACGCCGCTCCTGTACCCCCTTGAGCTACGGTAACCGTGGCGTTGTCTGTAAGGACAGTAGCGTCAGCATCAGGTAAGGTCATTACCCTAGTGGTTCCCACACCCGGTCCAGTAATCTGTATCTTGCCAGTGGTGGCGTTTGACTTGAGATTCTCGGCGGTTGTTGCGGTTGTGGCAGTAGTTGCACTGGCGGCGAATAGCGCCTCAGAGACGTAGGTTATGGCCTCTTTTGTGTTGGTGCCATCAGTGAACACCCCCATAGTCTCGCCATTAGGCACAGTAACGGTAGTGCCGGACGCCATAGTAACCACAACCCCATAACCGCCGGTCGTGCCGTTACGCACCAGGTAGAATTTCTTGGCAGTAGGTACAGTAACCGTTCCAGTAGCAGACAGCGTGCCAGACAAGTCCAGCATCATACAACGACCGGAAGCAGTAGTGCCATTAGTGGTCGTGATAGTCATGGCGTTCGCCACCCACGTAGAAAGCGAAGCGACCCCGGTAAGAGCCTCCTCAATCATCTTCGTGATGTTATCGTTTACTGTGGTGCCCCACTGCCCGTCCAATTCCCCATTAGCCGGTAGAGCGAGTTTCAGGTTGTCGGTGTAACTGGTAGCCATTGAAAATTTCCCTGCCTTTTGATGGGGTTAGTATAACATACTACGTAGGCACTGTAGTCCATGCTGGGGTGTTAGAAGACGTGACGGTAGCCCAGTTAGGTGTATTGGACGAAGAAACCGTAGCCCACGCCGGGGTATTTGATGCAGTTATGGGTGTCCACATATCAAGCTATCCTTAGAATAGAAGTAGTAGAAGCCGCTGACGGGAAGGTAACCAGGAATGGGCTGGATGAAGATGATTTATCCGCGCCAAAATCAAGAACCGCAACTGCCTTGTTGCCTTGGGAACTGTTGTATATGAGCGCCGCCCGCGCAGTGATAGTGGAGTCGGGCCAGGTAACATCCGCGAAATCAAGAACCGCCGTAGTCCCGTCAAGAGCTGGGGCCACCAGGGTAAGCGTAGCTCCGCCAGTTATATACCCGTTTCCGCTGGCAACCTCATTAGTCGAAGAATACACCGTAGTATCCTCATTCAGTGTTGCGGCGCTGGTGTATAGGGCGATCTTGAAAGTATCTGCTCCAGTACTTGCTCTGACTACAGACGTGCCGAAAGCATGAACCCCTTGTAGGATTTCTTTTTTAAATGAACTACACATGCACTGCGCTATAGCCACCTGGTTCTCCTGTTACGGTACGTTTATCCTTGTCTGTCCTGATCTATACGAGTCCTGCCTGTTCTTTCCATCCCCCAAAACCTTCAGCGAATCAAGGGCTTCGTTAAACTGCTTGTCGTATGTAGCTGTCATATCGGCTTCGCCTTTGACGAACATATTGGCTTCCACCAGAGACCCATACAACAGTACATTACTGAAGTTGTCACCTAACCATGTAGTAGAGGCGGTAACGATGCTTTCTGGATAATAAAAATAATGCAGCTCAGTATCATAGGTTGCGTCAGGAGTAGGCCCCAGTATAAACGCCGATTCATTAAAAAGAGCGTAGTGAGTCGGTCTTCCAGACGTTGCAGGATACGGGAAAGCCTCTCGAATAAAGCTAACATCTTTGTTTAATAAGTAATAATACGTGTCGTTGACGTCGTTGCCAATAACTGCCAGGGAATGAACCGCCATAAAATCAGACGGCACACTCAAGTATTTGTTTCCAGAAGTAATACTGCCGGTCACGTTTTTCCTGAATGCAGGCAGTTGCACCAGGTTGTAAATCTTTTGTTCCGCAGACTTGACGAAGTTAGGTATATTGTCCGTGAACTCGGAGTCCCCGGCTTCGATATAGTCCAGTATTGCGTTGTATAGTTGGGTATAGTTCATTCTTAACTCGTTGTTATTGTTACATCTCCAACTTCCCCTGTAGCTTCGAGAAGATTAGTAGTCACGTCAAGCCTGTCTCCTCCGACAGGATTCCAACCCCATTGCGTTACCCTGCTGGCTACCTGAGACGTGTCCGGCCTTGGGTTTTTGAGAGCCTGCGGGTCGGTAATTCTTAACCTGTTTAACCCATACTGGGGATGGTCCTTATTCCAGCAAGCAGGGCAAGCTAACGTGTTCGTCTTTTTAAAGTTTACTACTAACGGTTTTAACTGTTTAAGCGGATACCTGAAACTACAAAGATCGCAAAATCCGTGAGCGTGGCGTCCAGAAGCATAGGCTGCCATTATCTAGCCTTCGGGTAAAACGTTATAGACGCCTTCTCCCTGTCTTCTGTGGATGCCATCAGCCACGCTTCTTCGTACTCCTGTTTCAAAGTCTGCAACCTCGGCTGCCCTTCAGGTTTCTTCAAGGCAATATAAAACGCCAAGCCCGCAACAAGCGCAGGGAGAAACCTGAATGGAATGTCTTGTGTGTTTACCCCATGCCCTGCATCTTCAAAACGGCGCAAGCGCCAGTACCGTAAAGTATACGTAGAGGAAGCATCAGGAACAGGCCATACCGTAACTGTCGGGGTTATTTGTCTGTCTATATAAAGTTGTATCGGTCTGCCTGTGACGTTTTTGTTGGGTATGCTGGCGTAAGTAGACACGCCTATGCGTGTGAGAACCAGATCGTTTTGAGAAGTACCCGACCCAGTACGCATAACGTGGTCAATCAAATCCACAGTATCTTCTGGTAGGTTATAGGTAGCTGTGCTCGCTACCATAGCAATTGAACCTTCTTCCACCGCCCACATATTGAACCCACGGTTAGCCCACTCAGTAAGCAGTAAATTCAGGCTGCGCCTGGCAGTTCTAAAGTCGTAGCCTCCGCGGATTTCGTCACCTGTTGCACGTTCCCATGCCTCATCCACCAATTCACTTAAATCTAAGTTAAATGTAGTCGTTCCAGTAGTTGCCATTATTTACGTTTCTTTACCTTGCCGCCTTTTTTAAAGATCGGCTTATCTGCATCGAACGGCTTTTTTAGTTTGAGAGGGCGGTCAGCGTTAAACGGCACGAAACCTTCTTCCTCATCCCGTCCCCTCGAAACGCGCAAATCCCTCTTACCGAGGGATGGCCTTAATCTTCTACCAACAGTCATTTAATTAATACTCACGGTAACCAGTCCCACGACTAGCAGCACCAGCCCCACGGCAAACAGAACCGCCTGAAGCATATCTTTTAGGTTTTCGTTCATTGGTTTCTCCCTTTGCATACTCAGATGGTGGCATTCGACCGGATTTGATTGCCATACCTTTTGCCATTGCACCTTTGCCATGTCCTTCTTTAGCTTCGCCTGCGGCGTATTGTTTAGGAGAAATCTTGCCCTTCTTGACGGCATTAGCTTCCGCCATTTCTTCCTGCTTTGATTCTTTACCACCGAACATTTTTGGTTTCATCATCCCCCCACGAGAACTAAATTTAATCTTGCCAAAGCTACAAACGGCTCGTCATCTGAAACATCACTCGCAGCTAAAATATCTATACACTGTTGTTCCGTAACTGAAACCTGAGCCTGGCTGCACGCATTATACAGCGAAGTCGGACTGTCCATCAACGATGCGAATTCTTCCTTTATCATCCCAGCAGCTATGTAGTGTGTGGCCGGTTCGCTGCCTGTAGTTGAAGCTCCTGTAGTAAGCATACCTGTTCCTGCGGCGCCAGCCAAACCTTCACATATAGTTTGGGCAAGTGCCTGAGACCCTGCTGGTATTACTATGCATCGGTGAGCATTAGCCATCAGTAAGCGCCCGATTTCAGGTTCATGTATTTCTCAGCGTTCTGTATCTCAGCCAAGGTCGAATCTGCCGCTCGCAAGATAAAACCATACAGTCCTCCATTGAAATGTATAAACCCACCGGACCTATGGCCTATAAACAGTTGATAATTGCCAAAATTTACCGCACCAAAAGAAGGTGTAGAACTCGTGTGCTGAACTGCGTTACGCCGTAAAAGGAATGCACCGGTCGCCGCTAAAGTCGCCGTTGCAGCTAAAACGCTGGTGTTAGGTGCAGGGATACTGCCTGGTATGGCCCCACCGATTGCGGAACCGCGAATCAACACCCTGTAATTTTGTCCAGCAGAAT